TTATTCATGTGTTGAATCGACCAACCCCTGACTTTTGAAGAAATTCATTACATCATTGTACCGGTATTGATCTCCTCCCTTAATGGGGTTAGTACCAGGAGCAGGATTAGGGAATGGGGTACCTTTTTCACTCCATTCCTTTTTCTTTCGCCAAAAAGTGGTTCGCGATATACCGCCAAGTAAATTCTGAACCACTACTCTTGTGACTAAAATTGGTTCTACTTTTACAACAACATTATTCATAGCTGGCCTCTTATCTCTTTATCAATCCCATCACCTATCCCACTTAAACTGCCCATTCAGCACACCAATGGCGAAAAGAAGCCAAGCCAGCTTGTAGCCAAGTGGCTTTAGCTTTTCGTAGTGGCGAAGAATGATAGGGCGGGTGATGGAGTCTTTATTTGTGTTAGCCGGCAGGGCGGCGAGGGTGGTTTTAATTTCGTTGTTACACATTCTTGCAGCTGACAGGAGGGCGTTTTGTTTCTCTTCTGGAGTCACTTATCACCCCTTCAGTCTTTAGCATTAATGGGAACCAGTCTCCGCTCCGCAACCGTATTGACACACTCATCAAAGTCAGATGTGTACGCATCGAGCAGTTGCTCGCGGTCCTGATATTTCTGCATGCCATCCCACCATAATTTCTGACCGGTACCGCGAACCACTGCCAGCCGCTTGGCCCAATGTGGAGCACCATAGAAATCACTTGGCGCACCTGATAACTGCTTCCATTGCATCATCATTCACTCCTTTATTTTCCGGTACCCAGCATCGTAAATAGCAGCAGCAACATCTTCTGGTTGATAGCTATCAGGCAATGCGGATTGAATACCAATGATGTCAGTTATTGCCGCGTTCTTGCGGGCTAATTCTTCCTCGTCAAGAATCTGATTGCATAGGTCAACGCACTCATTGCAGATATTCACCTCAGGTCCGGTAATTATGCGAACTTCGCTTTCAGGCTTCTTGCAGAATGAGCATGAAGGCTCTGGCGCAGCTTCTTTGAATTTCCACTCAGCGAAATCAATCTTTATATTATTTGCCATCATCAATGAACTCCCTTCACAGCATCACCCACCACATAGACAACCAGGCAGATAATGAATAGTGCAAAGCATATGCCTATTAATATTTCCGTTACTTTTGGTTGGTTCATGCTGCCTCCGAACTGCCAGGTATTAATCTGATTGATTGATCGCACTCATTGCCCCACGTATCCCAGCCGGGTAAATCCTTTCGTGAAAACAATTCAATGCGTGACACGTCACCATACAAAAGCTCTAACCGGTTCCTGACCTCCCACGGCTTTTCGCTATGCACTCCAAGTGGCGAGTACACAACTTGCTTGATGCTGGCATTGAGCCGTTCAAGGCCATTGCCGCGCACAGCTATCAATACATCTTCCGTGTTGGCCCGCGTGTAGTTGCCGCCATTCATTCGTGATTGAGCATTGAGTAGGGCGAGGAAGTCATAGAAGTCGTTAACCTCACCGGCCGCCAGCGCCTTATTTATGTGGTCCTCAGCAAGCTGGTTCAGCTTCACCCATGTGAAGCCTTTCATCGTGCGCACTTGGAAACCCCACGCCTCAGCGAGTTGCTTGGCTTCATCGTTGAAGTTACCGGTGTACCACATTGCGAGAACTGCATCGGGTGCTGCGATGGACCAAACAGGGAGGCGCTTTAAATCGGTGAGTGACATAGTGCTGTAATGATTAACTGCCGCGCCATTGCTGGCCTTGTTGCCGTACTGCCAGGGTGGGTCACAATAAATAAGCTGATATCCACTCATGCCGCCTCCATTATCTTTCTCACTTTCTCTTTCACTGACTTCACCGTTTTAACTGGCGTTGGCGGGACAACTGGCTTCGGTACCGGTCTCTTTGATTTATCGCCGGTTCGTAGCCGCTGCTTTATTTTCATGTCCCACGGGTAGCAGTCTTTGTGGTCACGTCCGTCATCCGGTGCGCGGGCCACAGTTAGAATTAGTTCGCTGATATCATCCATATCAACCTCACAGATTTAGAATGGTTTTTACATCATCCGGCTCGCAGCCAGACGACATGATATGAGTGCCTTCATGTAGCGACACCACAACATCGGCAGGCATTACGCCGTACCGTTTCCACAATCCCTGATGCAGAACTTGCGCTAATTCATCCGTGCTAACGCGACCCGCAGTGAAGTAAGCGCGGGGTAATTTGACGATGATTGATGACATAGGGACACTCCAGATAGTGAAATCCGTTTACTGAGAGTTCCGTGGTGGGGTTAAAACGAGATGGTTATGGTTTTGCTGCTGTGAATAGCGGGATGCCCACAAATGCGTTATACGGTGCAATGCATCATAGGTCGCCCGTTGACAATGCGTACAAGTCACTGTTTCCAACATACCCAACAGGCTCCAGCGCTTTCAGCTCTGCAAGTTGCTCACGCAGTGATAGCAGTTCAGCATTTCGTTCAATCAGAGCATGGGCCATTTGATTGATTAAGTGACCATCGGGCCAAAGCAGAGTTAGCTTGAACAAATGCACATCGTCATTGATGAATTCTTTCATATGCAATTCCTGCTCAGTTAGCTTGTTCATCGGGTGCGTTCCACGTCTGTTGTGATTGCCGTTACTTTTGCCCCAGCAAGAATACGGACGTCTTTATCTCCAGCGAATAGCTTATTTAACCTGCCGTTAGCCGCTTCGATTGCCTGCTTGTAAACTTGGGCCGTTTGGCAATCAGGTCCCCATGAACCTAGGTTGCTAAGCTCAATAGTCAGGGTAACTGTTGCGTTAGTTTTAGTTCTTATTACTGGCTTACTAAGCATCTGCATTCCCCTCTACCGGATTGCTTTGACGTTCTAATCTTTCGATTATTTCAGATCTGAATACACCCTCATTTAATTGCTCGTCTTTTGTGAACCAAGTGCAGGTTAATTCACAGCTACCTTGTCTTGTGTAGCCTATGTTTTTTATGGTCATTACTGGGCCACCAGATATTAAAATCACCAGGTTGCCTATTTTCGGCTCAGAGATGCTCATCTAACTCCCCCCCCTCTACCGTGAAACCGGCTGGCTGTGGTGCGGCGGTGAATAGCTCCTGTAGTGCGTGACGTGGAATGGCCGCCCATTGCAAAACTATATTTGGCAGGTCTTCATACTCATCAGGCAGGGTATTCTCAATTTCGCCCAATGCATCGGAAAGACGCGAAAATGCAGAATCCGGGACAACATGGCACAACTCACCATCAACATCCTGTTGACAGCTATCGTCAGCGAGTTCGAACGCGGTTCCACAAACATCAAGTAGCATTTTAATAACGCGCAGGTTTTCTGCTGTTACACCATTATTTGCCGCCACCGGTACCTGATCGCCTTTCAGCTTCTCGTTTGCCGCTGATAACGCTGCTTCTGCTTTCTGCGTGCGGTCTACGTTATGCGCCACCGTTTTTCGCATCTGCTCGATTGCTTCCATCCGAATCGCGCTTTCTTTCTGTACCGCTTCCAGTTGGGCTATCAAGTCGAGGATAGCTGCGGGATTTGCTAGCGCGATGTATTTGGCATTCCTGCGACCAGTTTCATCCCATGCCATCAGATAGTCGCCGTCGTCCTCAGTGTGAATTATTGCAGCCGTAGAATTGGTCATATCGAGAAGCGAACGATTATCAGGCCCATAAACTGCATAAGAGTGGAAACCTTCAGAGCAATCATCGCCAACACCATAAGTGCCTTCAGTTTCCACTACGTCTTGCCACCATTCCCCTTGGGTGGCTTCCAGCGCCGCTTTCTTCAATTCTTCGATGTTATTCATCAGTTGTTACTCCTATGGGCAGTATCGTGGTTAGCAACCGCAGTAATACCTGCGACCGTCAAGATTAACTTCACCCCACTCACCGCATACGCATTCTGCATACTCAACTTCAACCTCTCGGTTTTTTGCGCGGTTCTGCCGGGCTGATGGCTTGCGGTGTGTCCAGGCGTGAGGATAGTTGGCGCTAAATACCAACCAACCACGATTTGATATGCGCTGAGTGTCGTTAGTGAACATGCCAAGCAGCCGCCTTGCTTCACGATTTGATTTCATGTTTACCCCTCAGGCTGGCGGCGAACTTGGTTGCCAGCGTAATAAATCGGTGAGCGATTCTTTTTCTGGTTTTACCAAGTGAGTCAATATCAGTGATGCTTTCCATTTCCGCCGCAAACTCATCAACACCCTGCGCCTTTATCTCTTTAAGCGCCTGAGTGGTGGCTGTAAAATCCAATTCTTCAGCGCATGGGATAACTTCACCGTAAACACGCTCCATCGCGCACTCCCAGCCATGTTGCATGGCGTCGTAACGGTCAGTGATTCCTCTATCTTCAAGGCCGCAACCCATACCTTCGCTGTGGTATTTAGGTTCGTTATCAAGGTCGGTTACTGAGTCGATGATTTGCTTCATCACGGCATTCTCACTAACCAGCTGCTCTATCCGCAAATCACGCCATGCAAGCTCTACTGCAATATCTGACTTGCTGCGTAAATCTTCAGTAGTCATATGATTGACGTGAGCAGTGTAGTGACGAGGCCCAGAGTTCATCACCAGTTCCATTCTTGCCTCTGTGTCGTAAAGCTTTATTTCAGACATAACTGTTTCCTCAGCAGATTGCTGTAATGGGGTAGGGGATTAGGCTGGGTGATTAAGCTCGGAGGCTTTGAATCATTGCTGAGATATATTTTGCTTGATGGATTGCGTCATCCAACGCGTTGTGATGAATTCCTTCGCGGGCGAAGTCTTTAACGTTCAGTGGTGATAAATCAACAACCGTTCTTACGTCGCGGACATTCCAGAATTTCCAAGGTACGACAACGTTAACTGACGCAAACCAGCTTTCAAGAATTGTGATATCGAAGATTGAGCCATTCCCCCAAACCAAGTCATTTTTATCAATTCCGCTCGCCAAGGTATTTGCTACAACCACCGGATCTTCCGTACCACTAAATGCGGCCTCTTTTGCCTCTAGCGATTGCTGTCCCCACCAATCCAGGGTTGATTGAGAAGCATGACCATACTTTTGCGCTTGCTGGCCCATACTTGCGTAAAACTTATCGCCAATCTCGCCGGTATTTCTGTCAAATCGAACAGCGCCGATAGATAAAACCGCACAGCCGTATGTAGTACCCAATGTCTCTATGTCGATCATGATGTCTTTCACGATATTTCCCTTGATTTATTATTTAGGCTGCCGAAAGTAGCCGCAGGCATTCTTGACGTCGCGCTATCAGCTCTTCATTAGTTGAGCAGAACGGCGTGGGGTTGACTGGCATGAACTCTGTCTTGAGTCGGTATATAATCCCTTTAGCTGAAATCTCTTTAGCCTCCCAGCGCTCTTCCGTGAGCAAGTGTCGCATGTTGAGCACATACGTCAGGGGAATGTGTACCGATACCGTTTCGAATCCCTCACCCAATCCCTTGTAGAATGAGTCTTTATAATTCAACGTACACCCGCCAGTTGCGCCACCAGACAAACGACCACGCCCCACGCTGCCAATTGACCGGTGGAATGAGGTTATATATGCATCTGGATAGGCGCGGAGGCAGGCCAGTATTTGTTCTGGCTGCATGGTGGTTACCTGCTGTGGCTATTGGTCAGAAGGGGATGTCATCATCGAAGTCCATTGGTGGTTCGCTGCTTTGGTGTGTCGCCTGCTGCTGTCCCTGCGCGTGTTGCTGCCCCCATTGCTGATGATTTTGCGGCGCTGAATTCTTCCCTGAATCTTGCTGCTGCGGCTTTCCCTGCTTATTACCAGCTTCGATAAATCCCAATCTGGCATTGTTTAATTCAAGGGTGATGGACTGTCCATTTTGACCATCATAAACATCGACTTTGATGCTTTCCCCGAACACCTCAACGATAGCGCCCTCCATGAGCACCTCCCTGTAAAACTCCGCCTGTTTGCCTTCCTTGGCAAAAATCACAGCCTGGTAGTTGGTGAATTCGTTTTTCTGCGACTTCCTGTCGTAGTAGCGAACCCCGCCACGTATTCCAAATCCTATGGAATCACCAGCGGCAAACTCCCTTGCCGGTTTCTGTAGCTTGATGGTTATTGTGTGTCCCATTACGCCGCCTTATTTAAGTCTGAGAGTTGGTCTTGATATGCTTTGTTGGCCTTGTCAGCTAATTCAGGGTGTTGTGTTAGTCGCTTGCATAGCCCGTCATAGGCATCCTTTAAAGCTATTTGGTCAGTGCACGAGATAGCCCAACCGGTAAAATCTGCAAGGTACTGATCTGGCGTTCTTTGCTGTAGCGTGTGGGCGTTGTTTTGTTGCTGTGGTTGTTGCTGTGGTTCTTGTTTTGGTGGCAATGCCCAATCTGGTAAAGCAGGAGGCCGCCAGTAGATAATTTTTTGTTCTTTTGTTTTTGCCCGATTCCAACCAGATTTCTTTTCGATGCTAATTTCAGCGAATCCCTCTTCAAGCTGATATAGATATCGACCAATGCCCCACTGGACAGCCGCGCGCTTCATTGCCCCTGACATGCCACCTTTTACCGCCTCAACCTGCGTGTTCTCGGCTGCGTCCCATTTAGTGATCCACTCTTCTTCAACCTTGATGGATATGCCGCACATAACGCCGCTGTCTGGCGCTGGCTGAAACTCATTGCGCCAGAATGCTTTCCCACAAACATCATCGAGGCGCTTCATAATTGCCCGGTTGGTAACATACGCCAGCACCATGGCCCATGGTTTGGAATCTTTAGTTATCCCGCAAGACTGCACTCGCCACTCAATATCAGCGGCAGGGAACGGCTCATCTAATTTATTCAAATCCACGTTGCGCCTCCTGAATTCTTTGTTGCTGCTGACTTGTGCGATGATCTGCATTGGCTTCTATCTGTGCCATTTCATCCGTGAATCTCGGATCAGCTATCAGTCGCTTCCATGCAACTGATTCGAGTGCTGCGTAAAATCGCTCGTCCTGCGTCATGCGGCCTCCTGAAGCTCAATTGATACCAATACATCCATTTGGTAAATACGACGCTTGGCGGCTGCGCAGGTGAGGTAATTAGCTGCTGAACGCCTACTACCTGCTTTGCGGCAAGACTTCGCGCAAACCAGCCAGTGGTTATGCCACCACTTGAGTTCCTTTTTGGTCATAGCGGATTACCTTTCTGTTGAAATATGCTGAGAAACCAGCGGATCCACGGATTGGCGTTTTTAACTTTTGGCTGGTGTTGGCAATAGCGACCCATGACGGCATCGCCAGTTAGTACGAATTGGTACATGAGTGGCTCCTGAAATTTAAGTTTGATTAGTAAGTGATACGAACTGAGGAAATGAGGTTCTTAGCGATAGCGGCTACACATTTCTGTGCGCAATCTTCTGGCAATCCGTTTGCAATTAAGTCGGCTACTGCTTGGCGGTTGATGGTGCGACGGTGTTCTACGTCATCCGCGCGCTTGGCTGCTTCATCAGCAACACGTTTCTCTTCAGCCAGCCGGGCATCTTCTTTCTGCTTGGCTTCACGTTGAACTCGTTCAGCTTGCTGCTGTGCTTTAAGTTGCTCGGCGGCGATAGCTTCCTGCTTCTCGCGCTCGGCCTTGGCGATTGCATCTTTCTTGTCTTGCTCAGCCTTAAGAACCAATGCAACACGGTCACGCTCTGCTTGTTCTGCCTGAAGCTTCAACTCAGCTTCACGGCGCGCTGATGCTTCACGCTCTTGTTGTGCCGCTAGGTCAGCATCCCGCTTAACCTTGGCGGCAGCCTCTGCTGCAATCCGGTCGTCACGCTCTTTCTGTAAGCGCTCAACTTCATCAGCTTTCGCTTTGGCGTCACGGTCGAAAGCGTCATTCATTAGCAGGGCCATTTCGTGATCGGCTGCAATTCTCGCTGCCAGCTTCTCGGCCCGTTCCGCTGTAATGCTGGCGTCCATTTCATGGGCTTCCTGCCACATGGCTGCGTAAGCTGCTTCCGCTGCAATTCGTTCTTGTTCTGCTTCATACTCCAACTTCGGTAGCAAAACCTTTTCTTTCAGTGCGTCTAGCCGGTCACGAACCGTTTTGCGACTGGCATCAATTTTCTTTGGCACCTCTTTGTATTCGGTAACCAAATCCTTACCCAGTCCATCCAAATAAGTTTTGGTCTTAGCCACTTTTAAGCCGAGAGAAGCAATAGCGTCGCGGCCTTTCTTTGTGCTGACATCTGGAACAAACGAATTAACTTCTTTCTCAACCTGCTGAAGAATTGATTCGATGTGGTCAGGCTGGGTAAATACTGCGAGAGCGTTCTTAGCTTCGATAACAATCGATAAGCCGGTTGCTTCACTCATGCTCATTTCCTTGTGTTTAGCCCATAGCAAAACACCGACAGTTGTCAGTTATTTACTCTGGGGATTGGTGGGGGTGGGGGGGGGTGGTTATTCTGGTATAGACTCAGGAACTGTTGGCTCTTCAAACTCTCCCCACGCTAGCAAAACACGCTCAGGTAGTTTGTCAGTCCAATTGCTAGTTGTTTGATATTTGCCATCAGCGCCTAACTTGAACTCTTCGAAATACATTCGACCTTCTTCTGGGTACTGAGCGTAGTAACCCGTGAATCCAATAAACTCACCATCTTCGTTAGTCCAGTCATCTAAGCCACCAGGGGTGCCAGGTGGAAAATCACCATTCTCTTCAAAAGAAAGCAGTTCTTCATGGGTTGCTTCGGCGTTCAAATAATTCAACTCAACCACTCGGCGATTAACTTCTTTTAATGTTGCTATTCGCTCTGCTTTGCCATCTATTCCAAGGCCGCCATATTTAATTTCATACTGGTAAATATCAACAACGGCCCAGATTTTTATATCACCTCCGCGCTTCACAACTGGAAGTTCAGATGGATTTTTCCAAATTACCTCTTTCATATCTCACCCTCTCGCCTTAATCATTGCGTCTGCCAATTGATATGCACAGGCAGCCATCTTGTCAGTTGAACTTTCTACGTCAGCTTCAAAATAACCAGCCTCCAGCGCTCCACCAAGGCATTTCTCGACCACTTTCCATGGCTGAATCAACCACTCCGTCATAGATGATTTGCGCCTCGGTGGATATTTCTTGATGCGTAAGTTCGTTCATATTTACCCGCCAATAAAAAAGGCCGCGTTATGCGACCCAACTGCTACTCTGCTAATAATCCCGCTACAACTTTTTGCGCAACCTCAACTGCTTCGCTTAGTTTTTTCTTTCTTTCGGTTAGAACTTCACGCTGAGTTAGCAATGCTTCATAAAGAAAGTCGATGTCTGCCGTGGCATTAATTGAAATGTTGTTTCCTATGGCTATAACTAATTCAAGTCCGTACTTTTCTCGCTGGCTAATGACATGATTAACTCGGTCTAGTCGGTGATTTATGGACTGAACTTCTTGAAGTAATTTATTAAGTTCCATTCTCTTACCCCTTAACTATGTGGTGGGCCTCTAAATAAGCGGTATGCTTTTACCGCGCATCTTCTGGCGAGCGTTGACTTGCTGGTCGTAGTTGCCGCGAACTTTCAGATTGTCGCGCTGGCGTTTCTCTGATGCTTTCTCTGCCAGTGCACCGTAAAACTCCGCAGCTTTCTCTATCTGCGCTCTGTATTCGAAACTGATAGGCTTGATAGCGCTTTCTATGCGGCTGGCTGGCTTGCGGTTCAATCGTAGAGTAGGGCGCTTAACTTCGCGTGACTCTGGTTCTACGATGCCGTGTTGTGCGTTGTATGCTGCTGTGAGAGCCAGGCGCTTATCGTTACGGCGCTGTCTGGCGTTGTCATAACCTTGATGAGCCATGGTGTTACCTCCAGTTAATGAGCTTTGGTGATGGTGTCTGTGCCTATTTCAATCACAGCGCTCTCGATAGCTTTCTCAGTCCCGCGGCATTACCCGTCGTTAGCTCCAGCTATTCACCATCCCAAAACTCATTCGCTTTGGTTGTTTTGCACTTTTCAGCGCTGTTATCTTAAAGAACACTTCCTGTCGTACTTTTGGCGTCCTGCCGTTTCGTTGAGATAGATATTGAACCAATAGTACGATTAATGCAAGAACCACAAGTACGAAAATTGCATTTGATTGCGTACTTATGGTTTAATTTGTTGTATTTAAAGTGAATTTAATTTGAAAAATATTCAGACGTGACCCTTCGCACCTGGCTATCAGGCGTGAAAAGTGTGAGGTGAGTAGTGTTTAAAGCGGGTAGGGTGGTGAGATTGCCAGATTACAGGCACAAAAAACCCGGCAGCGGGGCCGGGTTACTTATTTTACAGAAAAATTGTGTCCAGCATATTTTGGCAAAAACTCAAACAGGGTGAGCGTATCTACACCATGAATAGCGGCGGCATCTGGAATCATTATTCTTTTTTTGGGTAGCCCACCAGATGGTCTTTCATGTGTGACAATTGTGAAATTATGGGTCATTGCGTGTGCTATGAGGAATGCATCTGCCTTATCTTGGCTTGCAAAGTCTGATTTTGCCTTGTCTGTTATATCAAGAGACATTGACCAATTAATTAACTTTGCATAATTTGCCATAGACGAATATTCACTTTCAAAGAAAGTAGCTGGTAGCTCCTCTTTTACCCATTTGCAGAGTGGATCTTCTTTATTGCATATCTCATTTTTTACTTTATCTATGCTATAAATAAGACCATTACCATGCAGGGTTAACAAAAAATCCCAAAATATCCTGCAATAATCAAAATTATATGAGAAATTTTTCGAATCAATGAAAACGTTGGTGTCTATCAAGAAGCGCTTGGTGATCATTTAGCATTCCTTTTTTTGTAGAGCTCCATGACAGTATTAGTCTTAATGTTCAACATATTGGCGGCCTCCCTAAGAGGAAGGGATCGGGTTATGGAGGAAGATAGTATTGCGTCAGTTATTTTGGGGCTGTTTCTATGTGGGTATACAGCATAAGGGTTTGCGCCACTTTTATTTTCTTTTTTAGCTTTACTACTAATTCCTTTTATAAACAAAAAAGAATCATTATTAATTAGTCCTAAGGATTTTGCCTTTATAGCAGAAGCATAAGTGCTGACTCTGAAAAATTTAGAAACACCATCATTTGCATGCACTTCATCCATGCCATTACTTATTTCACGCTCCCATTTTTCGATGAAGCGGTCAGTTGGCATTAATACCTCTGCGGCAACTTTGTTGCAAAATGCCTCTATCTTGTTATCAAAGTCCCAATTAGAAACTCCATCCTTTCCCACCCATAAATGAGCAACTTCATGGAATAGTGTGAAAGTCTGTGCCGCAAAAGCGTCAGACCCATTAATAAACACAGCGGGAACTACAGGGTCGATTATACAGAAGCCTCTGAACTCACTTGTATTTAATGGTCTTCTAGTATTGCTCTTAACTATGCCATTTTTGAATACTAATATCCCGACACTCTCTATTAATGCGCTGGCCGCACTAAAATAAGATTCTTTACTAACAGTAGGAAGAATAGCTTTTAAATCAAGGTTTATCGTTTTAGCAATGTCGGTTGCAACATCGACTACCTCAGACCTTATAGTAAATCTACCGATAAAATCTTTTTCGTTATCAACGCCGAATTCTTGCAAGTGGTCTTTATACCACTCAAGCTTATATTTAACGTCTTCATACGTATCGAAAAAATCCTTAGATAATTCGATAGAGTCTATGGCCTGCCTTAGGTCTGGAATATCAATTTCCTTTGCCTTTGGAGGTGTATCCAGAAAAAGATAACCAAAAGGTATTCCACCCATTCTGGCTAATTTTTCTGCTGCCCCTTTTGTCACCACGCCATTCAGAAACTTGTCTTGTTTTTTTGGCATCAGTAGCCCAGCTAAGGCGTGTGTTGTTACGCCTTCTGCGTTTGCTATCCAGTCAATCATCGTTTTAGACAATTGAAACTCAACTACTGCCATACTAATCACCTAAATTAAAAAACGCCCATTATCACAATTCATTGTTGTGCATGGGGGATCTCGCGTCAACGAGTTTTATCCATTAATGCCTGCATGTGCTGCAATCTTTACCCACCCCTCTATGGGCTAGCAGTGAAGATAAGCGATAACACCTGGCTAACCCATTGAGCTATTCTCTCTGATGTGCGGTTGGCGTATAGGAGACCTATGATAGCTATCACAATCAGAATGATTGGAACTGCATAGTTTTTCATTGCGCCCCCTAAGTTATGGGCTAGCAGTGGGTTAGGGTATGTGTTCCCACTTGATATCAACAACAACGCCAATGATCTTACAGTTCCCATTGATAATTGTCGGCGGGTGATGTGGGTTTAACGCTTTTAGATACTTGCGGCCTGCGTCAGTCATGTACTGTTTGAATGTAGCCTCGTTCTCATTCTCTAACTTAGCTACAACTAACTTCCCGCTGACAGCTTCCTTCTCTGGGTCAACCAGGATAATCATACCTTCTGGCACGGTGAAGCCATTTGGTGAAGTCATTGAGTCACCTTTAACCCTGAGCCAGAATGATGAATCACTTGCATCTACAGTGGTCTCAGGCCACACGTCAATTTCATCCTTTCTGTATGGTTCAACAGCTTCAAGCCAGCAACCAGCGCTAACCCAGCTAATTAGCGGGAATTCATTTGTTGTTTTCTTTTTGCCAACATAAGAAACATTCCCGCCACCATTAGGATTTATTCCAAGTTGGAGCCATACGGGATCTACTTTAAGAAACTTAGCCAGCTCTTGCATTGTGGCTTGCCGTGGAATTGATTCCCCATTGAACCACTTGCTCACACCTTTTGAAGAAATCTTCAAGGCGCGAGCTATCGCAATCCCTTTCCCGTGATCGTCTAACCCCGCCTCTTTACTGGCCAGTGCAAGCCTTTGGGCGAACTCTTCACGCACTTTATCTGTTTGAACCATGAGTACGATAGTAAACCACTTGCAAAAACTTTCAGTTCAATCATAATCTGTACTGAAAGTACGAAAACAAGGAACTCCCATGGAAACTTTGGAAGTAGCAATCAAAGGCGTAGGGATTCCCGAAGTAGCTAAGGCTTGTGGTGTCAGTGAAAGAGCCGTTTATAAATGGCTCAAAAACGGATTTTTACCCAAGACTGAATTTTTCGGCAAAACCACATACGCGAACACGATAGAGCAAATTTCTGGTGGAAAGTACCACGCGACGGATTTGCTTGATTTAAGTAAACGAAACCTCTTAGCAGCATAGGCACCACTCGCTCATTAAATCCTCTGCGCTGAAAAGCGCCCATCAAAACTAAATCCCCAGATCATCGGGGAGGAACAACAACACTCAAATCACAAGGGAAGAGTACGCAATGGAACGTGCAAGTAACAGCAAGAGAATTATGGAAGTTGAATCTGAGCTACGAAGCCGAATGGCTATCAAGGGCCAGAGCAAGTTTGCGCGGGAGGCTGGCTGGGCCGAATCAAAGGTAAGCCGGTTAAACGTACATGACATGGCAGTGACGTTTGTTCTTCTGGAGAAGATATGGGAGACGAGCGTGATAAGGGAAATCGCAAGGCAGGCTGTGATTGCGGTAACCGGAAAGCAAAAAGCCCCGGCGGTAACCGAGGCTTCAGAGCAATTCACTATGAACTTTTAACTGGATCAATTCACAGGGGTAATTATATGCGAAAGCGCAGAATTATCAAGCAAGAAGAGGAACGGCGTCACCCTGACTCACCTGATGGACTGGTAATGGCAGCAGCCGTTAACAAGTCATTTGCTGAAAGGCTGATTGGAGTATTTAGGTTAGCTAAAGCAGGGGTGAAAGATGAACGTCGTTAGGCATATATCTGACTACCAAAAACCTCACTTGGAGGTCGTGGAGCGTCGCGTGGCTGATACCGATGATGGGTATACCCGGATCGCGAACGAGTTACTAGAGGCCGTTATGTGTGCTGATTTGACTGCGAGACAGTTAAAAGTCGCTCTCGCTGTTATCCGCAAAACTTACGGTTTCGGTAAAAAGACCGACCGGATAACTAATACACAGATAGCGGGAATGACAGGCATACACCACACGCATGTTTGCACTGCTAAAAACGAAATGATAGCCATGAAAATCATTATCACTTCAGGCAATCACATAGGGATCAATAAGGTTGTTTCTGATTGGAATTTCAATATTAGCCAAGTCAGCGAAACATTAGCCAAGTCAGCTAATAAAACATTAGCCAAAGTAGCTAATGACCATTTGCCAACTCAGCTAAACACAAAAGAAACTCTTCAAAAGAAAAAAGAAACCACCCCTAAATCCCCAGAGGGGACTTTGGTCGAGAAGGATAAATCAAAAACCAAAAAGCCAGCATCGTCAAAATTCACATTCGACCGTGAACGTTTCAAAGAAACATGGAACTGCAAAGCCAATAAGCACGGCTTACCCCGCATAGTAAGCATTAGCACCACTACCGAGAAAGGGGTTAAGCGCCTGTATGAATCGCACCTTAAGCATTGCAAAGAAACAAAGCGCATCCCGCGAGACATGGACACGTTCATCAATGGATACATAGAGTTCGGTTATACGCCAAGCTCGTTTGCGATGGGCGAAAATCCGACTGGTAAGAAATACGGGATAGATACTGCTCTAACCCAAAGGATCATCGACCAAGTTATTAGTCAGGAGGCTTAACATGGACAGTTACGACTTTGAAGAGCAGTTGATTGGTTCGATGATTATCAAAGGCGATCACATCGACTGCCATGAAATCACCGGCAAGCTTCCTGCTGACGCTTTTGAGAATTTCCACCTACGCAGCATGTACAAAGTGATCGTTGCCCTACTCAGCAAGTGTGAGCCAATCGACCCGTTTACCATTCAGGACGCGGTTCCTGAATCAACCAAGGGAATGGTTCTTACAGTTTCTTCGCGGTGCAAGTCTGCGGCAAACATCAAGGCATGGGCCAAGCGTGTTCGTCAGTGTTGGATGCTACGCAAGGGTGAGTCTGAATTCATCAGAGCAGCGGAAATCTTGCGTAGTGCTGGCTCTCACAATATCAACGAGTGCATAGCGGAAGTGTCAGGGATTGTATCTCGCTTGCAGTTTGAGACTAACGACAAGGTGCCTCGCAGAGTGGGCGACATGTTGGACGATTACATGCAGGTGCTGGAAAAACGAATGCAAGGTTCTGAGTCTGGACTCTATCTGAAAACCGGCATTGAACCGATGGACGATGAATATGGCGGTTTTGACCGCACTGACTTAATCATCATAGCTGGGCGACCTGGCATGGGTAAGACTGAGCTAGCAATTAACATCGCTAACTCAATCGGCCGGCAGAAGGGGAAAGGGTTGCTGGTTTCAATGGAAATGTCAGAAATGCAGGTTGTTGAGCGCCATGTTGCTGATCGTGCTGGGTTGTCAGTTGGCGTGTTACGTAACCCGATCAACATGATTCAGGAGCAATATACCCGACTAACTGCCGCAACCGGCACGTTGATAGACGAGAACAACTACGTTATCGATGGAGCATTCACGGTAGATGAAGCTATCGCTCACGCCGAACGCATGAACATGGACGGCGGCCTTAGTTTTCTGGCTATCGACTATCTCGGGCTGATAAATAAACCCAAAGCAGAGCGAAATGATATCGCCATCGGTGAGATCACCCGCAAGCTCAAGCAGTTCTGCCTCCGCAATAAAGTTCCTGTAATTCTTCTCTCACAGCTAAACCGAGGCGTTGAAACCCGAGTTGATAAGCGGCCCACACTGGCCGACTTGAAAGACTCAGGGTCAATTGAGCAAGACGCTGACGTGATTATTTTCCCGTACCGCGACGAGGTTTATAACGAGCACAGCAACATGCGTGGCATTGCTGAAATCATTGTTGGCAAATACCGGTCAGGCCAGCCAAAAACGTTTTACATGGGCTGGAAGAACGGCCACTTCGTTTGCATGGATCAGGAAGAGGCGGCAAGGCGGTTTGCTGCTAATGAAAATGAGCCTAAACAGGCTGCCAACTGGCGCTAATTCGAGGAAATCATGATGGACACAACACAACGATTACCTGAAGAAGTGATGATCACTCTTCTGTTTTCCCCAGCATTTAATGCCTGCCTTGAACGTTGCCTTGATGAACCTGAGCTGATTGCTAACTTCTGCCGACTATTCGAAGTGGAATTACCGCGACAGCCACGAAACGGGCTGGAAATGCTGGTCGATGAAGCTACTGGATACCGAGAATGTGCCTTCGATAAATTCTTCACGGCCTTTATCCCGTTTGTTCACCGTGTAGTTTATCTACCCCTTAAATCTCAATTTGATGCCGCTCAGTCAGCGGAAAGGAAATCATGATGGACATAACTAAATCGCAGTCTGATTTTGAAGTGGCATGTCGCAATGGATTAATTAACTACGGATTAGCAAAATTCGAAAATGGTGAGTATGCATCTGAATCGACTAGGGCTGTATTTTCTGGATGGCTCGCCGGTCGTGAAAGCATCGAGGTGGAACTGCCAGATCCGGGGTACTACTACCGCACAAGCCAATTTGCAGTGGACGTATATGAGGCCCTCCGCACTGCTGGTATTCGAATCAAGGGAGAGAGTGAATAAGCTACATATTTCTGATTATTGTCATCTCAAGCTAATCCTCAAACATGCAGGTTACTCCAATGCAGTCGATGGAGCAGTGCGAGGCTGCGATAAAGTCCATTGATATATTGCGAGACCAAGGCTCTTGGAGTGATTACGTTCCACGGATTAATCAAGTTAAATGCGTTGAGGTAAGGCCATGAAAGAATTAGATAGTTTTACTGTAGAGCAGTTAAACGATTTCATTAAATCAGACCACGCTCAATGCGGTGATGTGGCAGCACTGGCCGCCATCGCGTTAGCTGCAAAGAGGGCTGAGCCTTTTGCTTGGAAGTGGCGCGGGGCTGTTGGCGATATCTGGACACAAGAAAAGAGAAAGGCTGATTTTGTTAAGGAGAACTGCCCCGAATTGCCGGTAACTGAACTCTACACCACCCCACAGTTGAACTCTCCGGAGATACCGGAAGGTTGGACAAGCAGCGACCCTGCCAATGCAGCATTGGTGATGCTGGACAGAATTGACACGATTGACTCAGCTGATGATGACAGAATTGAGGATATTAAATTAATAATCAGGCAGTTAGCCGCCGCGCCGGAGAGTGAATAATGCTACCAATATGCAAACACTGCGGAAAGGTCTGCTGGAAAAGCTGGTGCTATCGCTGTGACAAGGAAAGCGGCTATCAGCAAAAATAGAGGTGACCAATGCAAATCGAAATGGTCAAGAATGCCGGTGGCGTTTTTGTTCCAGCGTTCGATCATGATTTACCCAGGTTAACAAAGTTCAAAAACGGCGAGATGTACACCGCTGATATTAAGCTAACTCGCAACCCCGCCTTTCACCGAAAGATGTTCGCCTTCTTCAATTTCTGCTTTGCTCACTGGTCTGCTGATAAAACGGCGCTGGCCAACGCAGATGAATCAACTCAATTTGACCGATTCAGAAAGGACTTAACCATTCTGGCGGGATTCTATGAGCAAACGGTAAGGCTAAATGGTGACATCAGGACGGAGGCAAAGAGCTTGGCTTACGCGAACATGGAGCCTGACGAGTTCGAACGCTGCTACAACGCAATGGTTAACGCCGCAATAAAACACCTGTTCGGGCGCACGACTGACCAGAACATTATCAACCAACTGTACAGTTACTTCTAAATCCCCAATCCCGCCAGCGAAATACCCACATATGACCCGGTACCGGTATTGCTGCGCGCCAAATTCGACAGAGTAAGGAGAACGCGATGAAAGACTATTCAGTAATGAGTGACGAAGATATTAATAAATTAGTGGCTGGGCACATCAGCTTTGCTGACAAAGTGATGGTAGGGACTGGTCAGATAGACTACTGCAACAACCCTGCTGATGCATGGCCCATCATTATGGATAACAACATTGCAGTGATTCCATATCGTCATACGTTGCCATGCGCATGGCCTACAGCATTCGGAATGGCTTCAAAGTTTACTACTGAAGATAAAAACCCACTCCGCGCAGCAATGGTCACTTTCCTGATGATGAAAGACAGGGAGAGCAGCCATGCCAAGACCTCGGAGTAAATATTTTCATAAACACAAATACCCAAAGAAACACCAATCACCAACACCACCGCAGCAAGCGCCATTCGACAGAAACCTAATCCACTACACCGGCCTGTTCTTCTTCCTGTTGATAGCAGTGACCATTTATCTGACACCTGGAGGTTAGCCATGCCTGAACTCCCCCAATCAATATGTATCTTCTGCTTCCTGATGCTTAACAAGGGTGAAACCTACGCTCATCAGAAATGCATTGATAAAGCAGCGAAGGAGAAAAGAGATGGCGAACTTACGCAAAGAGGCTAAAGGCCGCGAGTGCCAAGTTAGGCTGCCTGGTATCTGTAACGGTAATAACGAAACTGTGGTGCTGGCTCACTACCGGCTATCGGGAATATGCGGCACCGGAATCAAGCCACCTGACCTTTTCGGCGCATGGTGCTGCTCTTCGTGTCATGACGAAATAGACCGGCGTACGCACATCATGGATATCGAGAGTGCGCATTTGGCCCATTTGGAGGGGATGGTTAGGACACAGGCGATTCTGTTGTCGGAGAACAAGGTGAAGATATGACCGAATATCACATAGACCTACCCTGGCCGCCAAGTGTTAACACCTACTGGCGACACTCAAGGGGAAGGCACTACATCAGCGAGAAAGGCACCAAATACCGACAAGCAGTAATCGATACCATCAAACAGCTAAACCTCGATATCAACACCTCCGCACGACTCAAAATATCAATATCAGCACACGTACCAGACCGCCGCCGCCGTGACTTAGATAACCTGCAAAAGGCCGTCTTTGATTCGCTGGTGCATGCGGAATTCATGCAGGACGATGAGCAGATAGATGATTTCAGGGTTAGACGGCAGTCGATGGAGAAGGGTGGGCGGCTATCAATATCCATTACTGAACTGGAGGCAGAGTGATAATCATTTTATTCGTCTCGATATACATCCCAGACCGGTTTAAAAGTCGGTTATGGAGACTGTGGGAGTATCGGTTGCTTTTTCGTCTTGGCAAGGCTCGCTACGGATTTGAGATGGAGTACTCAATAATCAAGGTTTTAATGAGCAACTTCATACATTGCGAACGTAGATCGCGCAGCACTGTTAACACTGACAAGCAGAGGGCAGCATGAGACTGGAATCAATAACGAAACACTTCTTCGCTAAATCCACCATGATTAGTGACTCTCCACGGGCAACGGCTTCTGATTCTCTTACCGGCACCGACATCATGGCAGCGTTAGGGTTGGCAGACCTTAAAAGCGGCTTCGGGCTGGAATTGTTCTTGGCAAAGCAGGGGATCAGTAATCCGCATCGCGCCGTGGAAAGTCTTACTCAATATGCGCTGAAAGAATCCATTAAGTACAAAGCAATCTCAAAGCTCGATGAAGATATTAAACAAAGCGTCGTGCAAACACTCGCAAGATATGCGTTTGCTGATTATGCGCGTAGTGCTGCCAGTGTTCGTGAATGTGAATGCTGCAAGGGGGATGGTTTTACTGAGGCAGAGGTGTTCATCACTAAAACGTCAATGCCACTATTCAACAGGGGGATCGTTAAAGGCTCCATTAGTTTTGGAGTTGAGGGATTCCGGCCTTCTGAGTATGAAGTTCATAGGGATCTGCGTGAAAAAGTGAAATTGCTATGCAAACCGTGCGGTGGGAAAGGTGTGGTTTCCAACTCATGCCGCTGTAATGGGAAAGGCACCGTGGTGGACAAAGAGAAATCAGAGCAGCAGGGTATTCCGGTTTATAAAACCTGTGGGAAATGCTCAGGTCGTGGATATTCTCGACTGCCCTCATCTGAGGCTTGCGCTGCCCTTGAGGAGTTCGTTGGTGAGATACCAGAAACCACATGGCGTCGTAACTTTAAACCCATGTACGAAGCTCTGATAAGCAAATGCCATGCAGAGGAGGGATTTGCTGACGCGCAATTGCATGCGGTAACACGATAGGAGCACGTTTGCCACGGATGGCGACATTTTAAAAGCAATGTGTTGACTATTTGGCGGAAATGGACTAGATTCATCTCTAACGGTGGTAATTGCATCCGTTGAGTTGGTAAACAAGATTTTGCGGCGGCACTTGTTAACCATAGATACCGCCGAGTTGGTCACTTCGACTTAGGTCTGGAACTCCAACCATACTGGCTGAGAGGTCGGTAAAATTAGAAGCCCGAGGTTAACGCCTTGGGCTTTTTGCATTCTACATTCGCATGGGTACTGGATTGGTTAATCCAATCGTTGTGAAACAGTATCCAGCCGAATGTGGTGAAAGCAGGCACCGATGTGTGGGGATACAAGTGGAACACCAGTGAAACGATGTCGGCGAATTCCCCGCCACCACATACCAACTTTTAAGGCTCACTTCGGTGGGCCTTTTTTATTTAGCTCCCGTCAAAACAGTCAATCACTGAAAACACCCTCACACTTTCGAATGACTACGACGGGAGCTATCCCATACACAACAGCAAATACACGCCCAGGCCATCAGAGATGGAAGGGGGAGATATGAAGATGCCAATCAAAGAACCGGAGACATACAGCATTATCGGGTCCGCACTTGTTTTGCTAATGACTGCACTTGGAGCTATTGCAAACTATGCGTGGAGAGTGATTAACGGTGAAAAATTCAGGCTTTCGTTTTTCATTATGAAGCTCTCTATTTCAATTTTTGCAGGGGCGCTCGTCTTATTAGCTGCAAGTTCGCTCAATTGGTCGGCTGAATTGGCTGGAGGCGTAGCGGGCCTGTCTGGATGGTCTGGGGCGTCAGCAATCAGAGCATTGGAATCAAGATTTCTTCAGCGCTTAAAACAAGGCGAGGATAAATAGCGATGCCTAACTTAAAAATAAGCCAGCGTGGTATAGCGCTGATTAAACAATTTGAAGGCTGCAAGTTATCCACTTACCCAGATCCGGCCACCGGTTCAACTCCGTGGACGATTGGCTTTGGACACACCAAGGGCGTGAAGCCTGGTGATGTGATTACCTCCGCACAAGCTGAACAATATCTTCTTGATGACCTGGCCCCGATATACATCACTATCGAGAATGTTGTAAAGGTGCCACTTAATCAAAATCAATTCGATGCTCTGTGCTCATTCATTTTCAATTTGGGCGCGGGTAATTTCGTGAAATCTACTTTGCTGAAGAAACTGAACGCTGGCGATTACCGAGGGGCCGCTGATGAATTTAGTAAGTGGGTAAACGGAAATGGCAAACCAATGCCAGGGTTAATTAGACGTCGAGCCGCAGAACGCGAGCTTTTCCTCGCATGAATCGGGTAACGGCAATACTCATTGCTGTGCTGGTAGCCATCTTTACTGGATTGGTTTGTTTGGCCTTTTACTACCATGGTCAATCTGTAGAGAAAGATAAGGTTATCACCACAGTTACCGATGAGCGCGACGAGGCCCGGTTTATTCTCAGCAACCAGGTACGCATGGTTAACATCATCAACGATATCGCCAAGGCCAACGAGAATGACAAACAGAAAATTGCTCAAGCGGGTGAGGCTCGCATTGTTTACATTCGAGAAGCGATTAAAGGCGACGATTGTACTAATAAGCTTGTTCCTGCTGCCGCTGCTGACCTCTTGCGGAAACACGCAAATCAAATACGTTCAGGTGCCACAGGTACCGATACCAGCAAGCTTACTTTCTGACTGCATTCCCCCAGAAATCCCAGAGATATTAACTTGGGGTAACAGCCTATTGCTGAATGACACCTTGTTGACGGTAATAGAGCAGTGCAACGCAGATAAGGCGAGTATTCGGAAAATCGAACAGTCACGCACACAGGATAAATCATGACTCATAAAACAGCAGAGCAAGCTATCACATTAGACCCGCCACGCGCAGAGATGGTTGAGTACATCAAGACGGCAATCGGAGAAGGGTATCAGCCTGAGCATGAAGGCTCAGTAGCTGACCTGAATGTAATAGATAGTCTTGGTGATAACTCGCTAAACCGCGAGTTTGGTAAGTGCTGGCAGTGGTACAACATGGGCGGCGGATTCCATGAAACTTTCGATAAAAAGTTATCTGGATTTGAAGAAGCGTCAAAACCGCTAATTAAGTGGCTGGCTGAAAACGTTCACCCACACCACACAGTAATCGTCACCAGCACTGGCGCTGAGTTAATGATGGGTGAGATGACATTTCCCACTGAAGAATTCCTGCAAGACTAATTCCCCCGACAAGGAATAGATAGCTTCTCTCGATGGAGGTGATCGCCTGTTTCACTGGGCCTATCTTGCTGACGGGTAAGCCGTAAGTGGTGTAGCAACTCTGTGAAGACGTGGCAAAGCTGCGAACAAAGAACATGAAGGCTCAGTTTAGCGACTGGGCCTTTTTTATTGGCAGTAAATCACCGCGCATTCTCCGCGCAATAAAAACCAAGAGTCTTTTTCGGGATGTGAGGCAGAGATAGGACGGTGGCTTTCATCGTGCCGCTCTTGGGCTGTCCATATCTGGAGAACTGACTCATATCCCAAAAAGGAAATACGATGAAACACCTGATTAAAATCATCAAAGGCACTCCAGTAGTTAGCACTGATGTGATCGCAATAGAGTTTGGTCGTCGTCACGATAACGTAATGCAAAACATTCGCTCATTGATTGATTCTGAACATTTAGATGCCCTTGATTTCAAGGAGACCTCATACGTAGATAAAATGAACAGAGCAAAGCCATGCTACGAACTTACTGAGCGTGGGTTCATGATCGCAATGCCATTCATCGGCGGCGAGAAAGCAAGGGATGGTCAGGTTCGTTTGGTTGATAGTTTTATTTCTTACCGGGAAAAGGCTAAGCGAGAAGCAGCTATTCAAGCAGAGCGAGATTTAGCTAGGGTTGAATACAGACCAATGACCAATGCGATCAAGATCAGCAAAGAAGCGGAAGGGAAAGAGGCCGAGCATTATCATTTCAGCAATGAGGCTAACCTGATAAACCGCATTGTGCTTGGCGCAACTTCTGCGAAGTTCAGGAAAGAGAATGAAATCGGAAAGGCCGAGGCAATTCGTGACTATCTGACCGCTGAGCAAATCCGGGCTATTACTGAGCTTCAGCGGGCAGACACGGTATTCATCAACATGGTCTGGGACTTTGAAAAGCGTAAGTCTGAGCTGACCAGGATGTTTGAGCGAAACCACAAGGCTCCGCTCATTGAAGAGCAGCACCGGTTGGCGGCCTGATCATGACGGCAAACAAATACAATGAGGATTGCTTCTCTGAAATGTCGGCAATGCTTGATATCGCCTGCCAAAACTTAGCCGTTGGCAGGATAGATGAAGGCAGAAAAATGACTGAACTTGCCAAGCGTAAACTGGACGAGTTTAGAGATGACACATTCCCGATTAAGCCGGAATAACAGGATTGAGAGCCATTTTCACAACGGCTCTCAATTAATCAAATCGTGCTGAGAGTCACATAAATATATTTGTAATTCATTGCTCAGCCCCCATCTATAACTTGTTACTGGCAATTATGCCGCCTTCCAAGTGGAGATTGAAATGTTAGATGGTTACTTTGATCTTGATGCGTCAACTGGTAATGAATTAAAGGAAAAACATAAACGCCTTTTAGTTGTCAAGGCAGCGCTTGAGATTGCAAAAGCATCAGCTTCATCGGCTTCTGCTTCTTCTGGTGGCAGAATGTATAGCGATTTAGATAATGCAAAGGACTATATAGAAGGGCTGGCTGATGCCATTCAACATGCATTAGAAAAACCCCCCTCAGAAAATAAATAACCTTTCTTTGGCAATAGCTGTTCAATAAAACTCACTTCGGTGGGTTTTTTATTGTTATAAATTTATAAAACTCTGCAAAATGTGCTCACAAGTGCCTTTGACAGAATCTTATAGATGTTTGCAACCATGCCTGTCTCACCATTACCGAGAGTGAGACTTTACCAACCAGCGGAATATCCTGTTATGGCTAACTCAGATACACAGATGAAGCGGCCATATCCGCCATTGTCATTCGTCAATGAGTTCAGACCGCACATTGAATTAGTTCCTGCCTCTGAAGTGCTTGAGTGGGTTAACAGTCAAATACTCAGTGACGAAGGCGAACTGCACAACCCTGACCACAGCCACTTAATTGACGCTGACATAAAAATCATGTGGGCATCATCTGCGTTTGAAAAGCAGGGGCGAACTGTTCTTGGTCAAGCCGAACAGGTAGCCATGAGAGCCGGTGGCTGGCAAAAGGCCCGAATGGAGCAACAGATGTATGAATGGTTTGGTGATGTGCCGACATTCATCATCACCCTGGCTGCTGATTACTGCGCTCAATGCTCTGACATTGAGTTCTGCGCACTGATAGAACATGAGCTTTATCACATCAGTCATGCTACCGACGAATACGGCGCACCTAAGTTCAACAAAGAAGGGCAGCCGGTATTGAAGCTGCGCGGTCATGACGTTGAAGAGTTTGTCGGTGTAGTTCGCAGATATGGTGCGAGCATTGAAGTACAGGAAATGATTGATGCGGCAAACAAACCTGCTGAGGTAGCCCATCTTAACGTTGCCAGGGCGTGTGGAACATGCCTGCTGAAACTGGCCTGATTAGTTACATTACGTTAGTCATGGAGGATGCCAATGGCTGCACTAAAACCAGAGGTCAAAGCCTTCATCGTTCAAGCCTTGGCCTGCTATGACACTCCATCGCAAGTGGTCGCGCAGGTGAAACAAGAATTCAGCCTCACTTTGACTCTTCAGCAGGTGTCGTCATACGACCCGACAAAGGCCATCGCGAAGAATCTGGGGCAGAAATGGGTAGACCTATTCAACTCGACTCGCTCCCGCTTTCAAACTGAAATATCTGATATTCCAATCGCTAATAAAGCGTACCGGCTCCGCGCCTTGAATCGTATGGCGGCGAGCACTGAAAAAATGAAGAACTTCGGAATGACCGCCCAACTAATGGAGCAGGCCGCGAAAGAGGTTGGCGATGCGTATACCAATAAACAGAAAGTTGAACACTCAGGCGGGATGTCTATTAGCTCAGTAGCATCAGTAATGGATGAGATAGGAGATGATGACCTGTAAGGGGTGGCTGTGTTAACTGATAAACAGAAAAAGCTGCTAAAGAACAGGTTCTGGCGTCTTAATCACCTCTACAAAATCAAAGACAAAAACGGAAAGTGCGTCACTTTCAAAATGACTCCTGAACAATTGGAGTATTTCGACGGTATGCACGACCGAAACGTGATCCTAAAGGCAAGGCAATTAGGTTTCACGACAGAGGTTTGCATCATCCAGCTTGATCTCGCACTGTTCCATAAAAAAGAATGTGCACTTATCGCTCACTCCCTTCCCGATGCAGAGCGCCTGTTTCGAAATAAAACCCAGTACGCCTACCGGCTTTTACCAGATGATATTAAGCGAGCAAATCCTTTAACCAAGGAAACGACGAGCGAATATGTGTTTGATAAAGGTGGCAGCGTAACGGTATCCACATCGTTTCGTGGCGGTACGCTATACAGCTTGCATGTTTCGGAGTTTGGCAAGATATGCGCGAAGTACCCAGAGAAGGCTAAAGAGATAGTAACTGGAGCCTTTGAAGCCGTGCCGCTGGGTGGAAAGATAACCCTTGAGAGTACCGCCGAGGGGCGCGCAGGCTATTTCTACGATTACTGCCAGGATGCAGAGAAAGCGCAACTCCAAGGGAAGGAACTTTCAAATCTCGACTGGAAGTTCTTTTTCTTCTCCTGGTGGAAGAATCCACAGTACGCAATCGACCCGGTTGAGGCTTTACCTCAGCGCCTTGTTGATTACTTTGCTGAGATGGAAGCTAAGCACGGAGTTCATCTTAACGAGCGCCAGAAAGCCTGGTACTACGCCAAAGAAAAGACGCTCGGCGATGACATGAAGCGGGAATATCCAACCATCCCCGCCGAAGCATTCCAGCAATCAGTCGAAGGTGCCTACTACGCCAAACAGTTCCGCTGGCTTTATACCAACAAGCGGATCTGCAAATTACCTGATAACTCACACCTGCCGGTTCACACGTTCTGGGATATCGGTGTGGGTGACTCAACGGCCATCTGGTTTGTTCGTGAGGTGGGCGAAGAATTCCACATTATCGACTACTACGAGAACTCAGGCGAAGGCTTGCGACACTACATGAAGGTGCTGAAAGACCGCGGTTATACGTATGGCGACCACTGGGGGCCACACGATATCGAAAACCGTGAATTCGGCTCTGATGCTAAGTCTCGCAAGGAACTGGCTCGGGAAGGTTATGAAATCGACGGGCAGATTTATTCCATGATATTCAAAGTGGTGCCGAAAACTGGCGTTGATACCGGCATCGAGTCTGTACGTGAAATCTTACCCAAGTGTGTCTTTGATGATGAGAAGTGCGCTGAAGGCATAACTCACCTCGAAGGCTACCGAAAAGAATGGGACGACAAGCGCGGTTGCTGGAAAGACAAACCACTTCACGATCACACATCTCACGGCTCTGATGGGTTCCGTTACTTTGCAGTAGCGAAGAATAACCATAAAAAGCCAACCGGCAAAGTCACTCAACTACGGATGTAACCCATGCCAGATATTTCAACACCCAATCTCGATTATGGGAACATGACCGAGGCGTGGGACATTAATGACGCTCTGATGGGCGGCACGCTTTATATGCGCCAGCTCGGAGAACAGCATTTACCCAGATGGCCGAATGAGGATGGTGATAGTTACAAACAGCGGTTATCAGTAGCTACACTGCTGCCAGCTTATGAAGAAACGATTAAGAATAACGTTGGGCGGGTATTTTCTGAGCCGACGCAACTTAGTGAAGCGACACCAGATGTAATTATTGAGTACACCAAGAATTTCGACTTGGCAGGTAATCGTCTGGATGTGTGGTCGCAGGAGTATTTCAGCCTCGCACTACAATACGGGCTGGCGCATGCTCTGGTGGATTACCCCCGCGTAGGTGATATCAAAACAAAAGCTGAAGAGAAAGCAACTGGCGCACGACCTTATGCTGTCTTAATTAATCCGCGTCAGGTTATCGGCTGGAAGTCAGAGACAAAAGAAGGAAAGGTCAGGCTTACTGAGTTGCGGATAAAAGAAATTGTTGTCGAAGATGCTGAAAATTACGCACAGCACAAGATTGAGCAAATTCGCAAACTTACTCCTGGTGCAGTTGAGTTACATCGTAAGTCAACGGGCAAGAGTGCTGATGGTGGTGATGTATGGGTCATGCATGACACCTGGGAAACATCACGTAAAGACATTCCCTTGGTTACTCTTTACACCAAACGCACTGGTTTTATGTGCGCAACACCACCGCTCATTAGCTTAGCATTGCTGAATATCAAACATTGGCAGAGTCAAAGTGAGCAAGACAATATTCTTCATGTTGCCCGCGTGCCATTGCTGACAGTATTCGGACTAGAGGATGGGCAAGAATTAACGATTGGTGCATCAACTGCCACGAGGTTTTCTGACCGTTCCAAGCAAGGGTTGGAATATGTCGAACACACTGGTTCGGCTATCAACTCAGGTAAAGATTCCCTGAATGGCTTAGTTGAGCAAATGCGACAAGCTGGGGCCAAGATGCTCCGAGCAGAGAACACCTCAACAAAAGCAGTAGATCAGGTCACTGAAGAGCGAATGCAGGAACAGTCTCCGCTCTATACGATGTCTAATTCTCTTGAGGACGCACTGGATAATATTCTGCAAATCATGGCGGAGTGGTCTGGTGAGCAAGACGGTGGCAGCGTTGATATTCGTACCGAACTGGAAACAGCTGAGCAGGCGTTTAATGCAACGTCTGCTTTGGCTATCCAGGCGTTACGGCAAGGGGGTGACATTCGTCCTATTGATGCCGTTCGTGCTCTGCAAGTTCTCAAGATTATCGATCCCGATGCTAAGCCGGATGAAGTGCTGGACGAACTAAATAACTTAGGCCCAACCATCGCAGGTGGCTAAATGGCAACGATTAACGAAAGGCTACGTGATGAAGCAATAGCACATAGCCTGTTTCAATCGCGATATGCCACTGGTGTTGCTCGCAAAATGGTTCAAGTGCTCAATGAAAGCGACGCAGAGCTATCGGCTCGTCTTATTGTGGCACTTGATGAGGTTAATCCAAACAGTGTCACAGTGAAGCGCTTAGAAGGCTTGCTGGTTAGTGTTCGTCAAGTGAATAAGCAAGCTGTAGATGCGCTGTATTCGTCTTTGACTGATGAACTGTTGGACTTTGCAAAGCATGAAGCAGGTTATCAACTTAGTTTGTTTGACTCGTTATTGCCGGGGCCGGTTTTAAATCGGTTCCCGTTAGCAGCAATTACCCAAGAGCAGGTTTACGCCGCTGCAATCGCTCAACCGTTTCAAGGCCGATTACTACGAGACTGGGCGGAGAATATCGAAGCTGACCGGATGACCCGTATTATCAATACAGTTAAAAACGGTTACCTGGCTGGCGATACTGTTGAACAGATGGCGCGGAAGGTACGCGGTACAAGAGCAAGAAACTATCAAGATGGCGCAATCGAGGCGGGACGGAAGAATGTTACTGCGGTGGTGAAAACGGCCGTCACTCATATGACAGCCGTAGCGCGGGATAAATTTGCTGAGAACAACAGCAATATCATTGATGCTAAGCAATGGCTCAGTACCTTGGACAATAAAACCTCTCACGATTGCATTATCCGAGATCGCCTCAAATACACCCTGGAAGGCAAACCCATCGGTCACAAGGTTCCGTATCTTCAGGGGCCAGGCCGCATTCATTTCTGTTGTCGCTCGATGGAAACCTTAATCACCAAATCATGGCGTGAGTTGGGATTCGATATTGACGAAATGGATGAAGGAACGCGCGCCAGCATGGATGGGCAAGTTCCAGCGGGGACTACCTATAGCGAATGGTTGCAACGGCAATCTTACCGGCGACAAGTTCAGGTGCTGGGTGAGACTCGTGCCAGACTGATGAAGGGTGGTGGCATGCGTACAGATGAATTCTTCACTGATAAAGGCGAATGGCTGACGTTACAGCAACTACGAGATATCGACGATAGAGCGTTCTCTGACGCAGGCTTGTAGAAAACTATGCTTTAACAATTACCGTCAACGGTAGCCAACTAAACAAAAAAACTGAGCCTCGCCATTGTGCGGGGCTTTTTATTACCTGTCGTTAGCGGATGCGATACGGCGAGCGGGTCGGATGACCTTTTTAAAATGGCCGGAAGGCTTGGAGATTAACCATGAAATTGAAATTAGATGCAGATGGAAAGGTAGTTGTTGAGAACGGAATGCCGGTTTATGTCCATGCCGACGGCAAAGAAATCCCCTTCGATGCTTCTGCTGCACTGAGCAAAATCACTGCGCTAAACGGTGAGGCAAAAACTCATCGAGAAGCGAAGGAGGCGGCGGAAGCCCAGCTTGGTAAATTCTCTGGCATCGACGACCCAGCCAAAGCGATTGAGGCTCTGCAAACCCTAACCAAAATTGACCAGAAAAAACTGATTGATGCGGGTGCGGTTGACCAGGTTAAAGCAGAAATCACTAAGGCATTTCAAACCCAATTGGATGACGCGAACGGCAAGAGTAAAACTCTGGAAGAGCAGCTTTATAAAGAGATGATCGGCGGACGCTTCGGCAGTTCCTCATTCATCAAAGATAAAGTAGCGATCCCTGCCGACTTTGTTCAGGCCCGTTTCGGTCAGTCATTCAAAATCGAAGATGGCAAGGTTGTGGCTTATGACCCATCAGGCAATAAGGTGTTCTCTCGCACCAAACCAGGTGAACTTGCTGACTTCGATGAGGCGTTGGAGTTTTTGGTCGAACAGTACCCGCAGAAAGATCACATCCTCAAGGCATCCGGCAACAATGGTGGCGGCTCACAACAGCAGACGCAACATCAGCACGGACAAAAAACACTGAAACGCACCGCGTTTGACTCAATGGGTATGGCAGAGCAACGCGCCGCACTCAAAGACGGCGTGGCGATCGTAGACTAATTGGAGCTATAAAATGGCAGCAACAAATACCTTAACGGGCCTCATCCCAACAATTTATACCGCGTTGGATATCGTTTCACGTGAGCAAACTGGTTTCATCCCGGCAGTGGCCCGCAATACCAAAGCTGACTCAGCCGCAAAAGGGCAAACAGTATCAGCGCCAGTCGCTCCAGCGGCCAAGACAGTTGATATTGTCCCCGGCCCGACTGCATCAGGTGACGCAGGGCAAGAAATTGGTACCGTAGATGTCGTTATCACTAAATCCAAAATGGCACCAGTCCAGTGGAACGGCGAAGAACAACTGGCTATCGGTCCCGCAGGGACATACAACACCATCCTTGCTGACCAGTTCAAGCAAGCATTCCGCGCGCTTGCTAATGAGGTCGATGCAGATCTTGGTGCGTTGTATTACGGCTCGTCTCGCGCTGTCGGTACTGCGGGTACTACACCGTTTGGTATCGCGGCTGATTTGTCAGACTTCGCGGATTCTCGTCGTGTCTTGGAAGATAACGGCGCACCTACAACTGACCTGCAAATGGTGCTGGGTTCAGCGGCTATCTCTAATATTCGCGGTAAACAATCAGTGCTGTTTAAAGTGAATGAAGCCGGTACTGAAGAACTTCTGCGTGAAGGTATCATCGGTCGTATTGAAGGGTTCAATCTGCATAACTCAGCAGGCGTTAAGCGAGTTACAGCAGGCACTGGCGCAGGTTTCCTTGTGAACAAGGTTGGCGGTCATGTGGTCGGTGACCGGCTGATCTCTGTTGATACTGGCACTGGCACTGTGAAAGTGGGTGATGTGGTTACCTTTGATGGTGATGACCACAAATACGTAGTGGCCGCTGCCACTTCATCTGTTATCACCATTGCAGCCCCCGGATTGATGAAAGCACTGGCCGACAATGCGGCGGTGACCGTGGGCGGTAATTACACCGCGAATATGGCATTTGATCGCAATGCCTTCCTGTTAGCATCACGTACTCCGGCAATGCCCGATGGCGGTGATACCGCTGATGACGTAATGAACGTTACCGACCCGGTTTCCGGCATCACATTCCAGATTGCGCTGTATCGCCAGTATCGTCAGGTGCGTTATGAAGTTGGTTTGGCGTGGGGCGTCGCGTCGGTCAAGCCCGAGCATAGCACTATCATCTTGGGCTAATTATCAAGGGGCTTCGGCCCCTTCCTTATTTGGAGTAATAAATGGCCGGATTAACGAAAGAGCAGCGTGAAGCAAAGAAACTGATTGCTAATGTGGCAGATCCAACGGTAACTAATATCCCTGTTGACCCTGTTGACCCTGTTGACCCTGTTGACCCTGTTGACCCAATCACATTCATTCGGATGAAACGTGAATTACCAATGCTGCCAGGTGGCCCGACTGAGGCAGATGTTCACCCTGAGTCAGTAGAAATATGGTTGCTGGAAGAATGGCGCATTAGCGAATAGGGGCGGCTTATGTTGGTTACTAACCCTGACTCTCCTAACTTCGAAAGTTATGCAAGTGTCGATGACTTGCGAGCTTTGGCGGCATCTCGCGGATATGACGTGCCGGTGGATGACGAATCCTGTGAGCAATTACTTTTGCAGGGAATGGACTACCTTGCGGGGCTTATATGGAAAGGGAGCCGAACGGTAGCTGGACAACCGTTGTTCTGGCCGCGCACTGGGGTTGTGGTCGATGGCTACCTGCTGCCTAAAGACATCATTCCAAAGCAGGTTATACAGGCGCAATGCAGGCTGGCAATTGAAGCGCAGGAAATAGACCTATCTCCAGCATTTGCGGGTGGCGGTGAAGTGACTCAAGAGACAGTAGTTGGCGCGGTTAGCGTTTCATATGCAGAAGGTTCCAGCGGTTCATCCCCGAGATTTACTTGGTTAAACGGGTTGTTGCGCGGAATGATAACCAACACAAACCAAGTTCGCATGGTGAGGGGGTAATATGTCGGAATTGAAAATAGTCCCATTCATCAAAGACAGCACAGCAGAACACAACAAAGCCAATGTCATCAGATTACTAAAAGAAGCGCTAGCATTTGCCGAAAATGGCAGCCCCCAGAGCCTTGCGGTGATAATGATCAGCAATGGCGATGTTATGGATTGTTATCACCATGGTGGCGCGCCATACATGATGGTGGGTGCGATTGAATCACTTAAAACTGACTATATTCACGCTCAGATAGAAAGGCGATGATATGGCTATCAATTACCCACGAATGCGAGCGACAGCAACACGATTGATTACCGAGAATGGAGCGACCTACCAACTATCTCGCGGTGGTGGCGTCGAGTTCGTTGGAGGTGTTGAAGTTGAAATTCCTCTGGAAACATCCTCCATTGTTGGTGTTATTTCCAGTTACTCTCCCGGCGAGATTGATGGCACCTTAATCCAGAACGGTGATGTGAAAATGTCGGCTACGGCTGATGTGGAAATTCGCATCGGCGATCTGATTATGATTGATGGCAAAAAACACCGAGTCATTAAACCTAATCCAGTGAAACCCGCTGCACTGCTGATCTGCTACAAACCACAACTGAGGGCGTGATATGGCTGAAAACTCCAGCTTCATGGCTTCGATTAATGCGTTTATTGAAAAGGGTAAACGCAATCAGGAATTGGTGGTTCAAAAAGCAGGGATCAAAATTCTTAATCGGTTAGTCACGATGTCTCCAGTTGGTAACCCTGACTTATGGGCAACCAACAACACCGCCGTTTCTTATAACGATGCTGTTTTCGAGCATAACGAAGAACTAAAGAAAGATTCAGCTAACTTAACCAAAACAGGGCGACTGAAAAAACGGGCTAGGGTGACTGATAGCATGGATGTCAAAGCACCTGCTGGCTATACCGGTGGTCGATTTAGAGGTAATTGGCAGGTTGGCCTAGATGTTCAACCGGACGGAGAGACAGGACGTATCGATAAAAGTGGCAATATGACAATGGCTGTGGGCAATTACATGCTTGAGCAGTTCAAGGTCGGCACCAAGGCTATCTACTTCACCAACAACGTCCCTTACGCTTACCGGCTTGAATTTGGTCATTCATCACAAGCCCCAAACGGGATGATCCGCATAACCGCCGAGGATGCTGTTAAATACTTTACTGAAGCAGCTAATGAGGTGAATAAGTGAGTACTCAGCGAATCACGGTATTGCTGGAGAAACGGCTTGGCGAATGGGCGGCGATTAAAGGCATTCCGTTGTCTACCGAAAACGTTAGCTTTGATGATGCTGGTGATATGTATCTGCAATCGCATGTCATGCCAGCCACAACAGACACTATCGATTTAGCGCAGGCTTCCCGCGTATTCAAAGGTGTGTATCAGATTAATATCAACGCCAAAGCAGGTAGCGGTAAATCAAAATCACATTCCATTGCTGCTGAGTTAATAGAATTGTTTAACCTCAATACTGAGCTTACAGACGGGGTGGTAACCTGCTATATCAACAGTGTTCCCAGCCAGTTTCCCGGCATTACTAACGACACCACATACACAACACCAGTCAGCATGAGCTATCGTGCTGACATCATTTAAACCTCAATCAATCCCACATCACCGGCCTATGCCGGTTTTTTTATATCCAAAATCGGAGAATTACCATGGGCTTTGCTCTACCTAATGGCGCGGGTATTTACCTGGCTAAAACATATGAAACCGAAGTGGCGGTAACGGCAGTTTCCAATGCGGTTGACGCAGTTCTGACGGTAGCAACTGGGCACGGCATCGCTGAAGGCGATATTGTGCAACTTACGTCTGGCTGGGGTGCTCTGAATGACCTGGCTGCAAAAGTTACGGCGTCAACAACGACTTCGCTAACCCTCGGTTCAATTGATACATCTAATACTGACCGTTTTGCTGTGGGCGGCGGTGTGGGGACGGTTAAGAAGGTCTTGAGCTGGATTGAAATCCCGCAAATCACTGAAGTGGCGAACAGTGGTGGCGATCAGCAGATGATTCAGATTCAGTTTCTGAGTGATACCCGCCAGCGCAACCTCAACACGTTCAAAGCTGCACAATCCCAAACCCTGACATTGGCACATGATTCTAGTCAGCCGGTTTATTCGGTATTACGCGCGGCTGATGAGTCAGAGCAAACGCTGGCGACCTACATGTACGTGCCTAAAGCCAAAGAGAACCGCTATTCAACTGTGAAAGTGTCATTTAATGACATCCCGACCACAGCGATTAATGCCATTGAAACAGTCACTGTGGTGTTCAACCTTCAATCTCAGGCGATGACTTTCTATAAGTCTGGTGCGCCTGTGGCCGTTACTGGCGTCACTTTGAATAAAACCACTACCACTCTGTCCGTGGCTGCCACTGAAACCTTGACGGCAACTGTAGCGCCAGTAAACGCAACCAACAAATCAGGCGTTTGGTCATCATCAGCACCAACCAAAGCTACCGTTGACCCGGTAACTGGTGTTGTGACTGGTGTTGCTGCTGGCAGTGCCAATATCATTTATACCACCGCAGATGGCGCGAAAACCGCTACTTGTGCCGTCACCGTCACCGCATAAGGAACATGAACCATGGCAGTAAAATTTACCCTGGTACCGTCACCAACATTTAAAGCAGATGTGAAAATCCCTCGGGCCGGTCTGGATGACGGCGAGTTAACGTTTACCTTTAAACATTTGCCGCTGAATGAAGTATCGAATATCGAGAAAGCAGAAGGGCAGACGGGGTTAGATTTCGCAGAGAAGATCATCCAAGGCTGGGCGCTTCCCGAAGCATTCAACCGCGAAAATCTGGAAGTGCTTGCTAATAACTACCCGAAAGCCATCGAGAATGTCATCAGTGCGTTCTATCGTGAACTGCTTGGTAACCGCGAAAAAAACTAACCTCGGTTGCCACAGCCCTCTACACCCCTGAACCCACCCGCGAAGAATTGGCAGGCAACGGCCTGACACCTGATGATTTCGACGATGTGATTATCGAAATATGGCCGGATGTTTGGCCTGCTTTCAATGTGATTAGAGCAATGTCCACGCAATGGCGTACCGGCATGTCTGGGCCTACTGGGTTGGACTACGGCTGCCTATCACAAGTCATGGATTTGGTGGGTGTAGAGAGCAAAGCAACCGTGTTTGATGACATAAGGCACATGGAGAGCGTTGCGCTGTCCGTTATTCACAAGCGGAGCAAGTAAATGGCAGATATCGCAACAATCTCACTACGCGCCGATACGTCCAGCCTGGAACAAGGTGACAAGGCGTTAGACCACTTCGGGCAAACAGCGGAGAAGGCTACCAAACAAGCAGATGGCTTGAATGATGCCTTCAAAGCTGGCGCACAAAGTCAAAAGCAAAATAACGAGAGCCTGAAACAGCAACAGCAAGCACTTCAGGATTTATTGGCGAAAATTAATCCCGTCAATAATGCACTGAATAAGCTTGATGATATGCAGTTGCAGTTATCAAAGTTCCGCTCTCAGGGGATTGTTGATGACAGAACCTACCGTGAGTCGGCGGTTGCGATTGGACGTGCCCGACAGGAGTTAACCGCAGCGGCTGAAGCCAGTACCAAGGCAGGAAGGGCGGCGGCAGAGCAGGCAGCAGCAGACCGCGCAGCCACAACGGCAAAAGAAAACTTTATCACTCGATTGCGTGAGCAAACTGAACTTCAGGGGAAAACAGCATCACAGGTTCAGGAGTATAAAGCCGCTCAATTAGGCATGACTCAGCAAGCAGCACCATTTATCGCGAAGCTGAAAGAACAAGAAGATGCCTGGAAGAAAGGTACTGTCTCTGCTGGTCAATATCGTATGGCTATGCGCCAATTGCCCATGCAATTCACGGATATCGCCACCTCAATCGCCGGTGGTATGCCGTTGTACATGATTGCCATTCAGCAAGGCGGCCAGATTAAAGATAGTTTTGGCGGTATTGGTAATGCGCTTAAAGCTATGGCATCCCTGATCACTCCAACCACTATTCTGTTAGGTGGGGCAACGGCTGCCGTTGCAGCTATGGGGTATGCATACTTTCAAGCGGAGAAGCAAAATAGCGCCTTCAATAAGGCGATTATTACTACTGGGGGATATTCAGGTGTAACCGCCAGCCAACTGAGGGACATGGCTTATAACATCAGTCAGTCTGGCAGTGTTTATAGTGATACAGCGGAGGCTTTAACGAAGCTTACGGCGGCCGGTGTCAAGACATCGGTAAACCTCCAAGACACAGGGAAGTCGATTGTAGAATTCAGCCGATACTCCGGGCAATCAATTGACGATTTGGTAGGGCAGTTTGCACGTTTATCTGATGACCCAGTTGGTGGTTCAGTCGCACTGACTGAGAAGCTTCATTATCTGACCGCAGCGCAATATCAGCATATTGCCGCTCTTGCTGAGGAAGGGAACACAGCGCAAGCAGTTACGGCTGCTACTGAAGCTCTTAGCGGGGCAATGGCGCAAAGGGCCGCAGAGATAAAGAACTCTATGGGTACTTTGCCATCATTTTTTGATGAGATAGGTAAAAGCGCATCAAAAATGTGGGATGGGATCTGGGGACTTGGTCGCGACCCATCCGAGGCTGAGGCAAGAGCTAAGCTTGTTGCCAAAATAGGCTTTGCTGAAAATGATCCACGCCGCGCCAATGGTGGCTCACCTACAGTATCCAATGAAACGTTATCTCAGTGGAAAGCAGAGCTGGCATCACTGGATGCAGTTGAGAAAAAGCAGTCCAACATATCCCAAATAAACCAAGAAGCGATAAAGGCACAGCAAGAGGTTAATAAGCTTATACAGCAGGGGCTGACCTCGGCAGAAAAAAGGGAAAAAGGGGAAAAGGAATTAAATCGCTGGATAGAAGCGAATAAGAAAGCTCATGCAGAAGACGCAACAGTAGCGTTATTCACTGAAGCTGAAATTGCCAAAGCTCGCGCTGGGATTGAAAAGCAGAACAAAGATCCCAAAACACCAAAAACCAAAGCCTACCAAGATGATGCAGCCACCAAAGCATTACTGGATAGTCAGGCGCGTGTTGCCGCTTTGCGTGAACAGGCAACCGTCACATTAACCATGACGGATCAGGAAAAGCAGCTAGCTAAATTCACCCAGCAAATTGCTGACCTGAAAAGCAAAACCATCCTCACTGCTGACCAAAAATCACTTCTGGCCCGCTCTGGTGAAATTACTGCCAGTATGCAGCTTGAGGCCCAGCTTTCACGTGAAAACGCTGAAAGGAAGAAAGCAACAGCAGCTCTCAAGCAGATGGATGATTACACCACGACGATTGCCAATCGAAATGCTCAGGCTCAGGCTAAGTTTGGCAAGACCAGCAAGCAAGCGTCTCGTGTTGACCAAGAGTTTCAGCTTGATAATACATTCGACAAGCAGAAGGAGGGCGTTACTGGCGCGGCGCTAGAAAAACTCACCGAGTCATATAACAAGGCAAAATTCGAGCTAAAAGCTGGCTTCGACCAAGAGGATTTGAACGAAGGTGACTGGTTAGCGGGTATGACTCAGGGGCTAGAACAGTATGGTGAAACCGCCAATAACGTTTTCTCTGCTACCGCTCAACTGGCCCAAACCACAATGGGTAGCATGACATCCATGGCGACCCAGATGATGACAACCGGCTCAGCTAACGTTAAGCAGTTTGCTACCAACTTCCTGACCAGCATTGTCGATATCATCAACCGGTTGCTGATTGCCCAAGCTATTCAGGCGGCAATGGGGTGGATGAGTGGTGGTGCCTCGGCGGGCGCAGGGGCTGTAAGTGGAACTGCCAGCAGTGCCAGTGCGGGCGCTATGGGGATGTCTACCAGCTTCAGAGCTTATGACGTCGGCGGCTACACTGGTGACGGTGGAAAATTCGAACCGAAAGGCGTGGTTCATGGCGGGGAGTTTGTCTTTACCAAAGAAGCCACCAACAGAATTGGTATCGATAATCTCTACCAGATGATGCGGGGCTATGCCGATGGTGGGCTGGTCAGTAATGCGGTAACTGCCACCGCGCCAATGCTCGGCATGCAGGGCGGCGGGACGGCCATATCAGTCGATTTGAGTGGAATGACAATAACCACCCAGGGAAACCAACAGCAGGATAGCGGCGCAAATAATGGAGAGTTGGTTAGCAAGGCTGCGAGAAATGAAGTCATAGCTATTGTTACGCAGCAGCTCGATCGCGCTATGGGGCAAAGTGGACGCATCACCAATTTTGTCGCTAACAAAACGGGACGGTAACAATGGCAATTGAAACATTTCTTTGGCGAACGCAGGGTGTTCCTGAAGGTAGCTTTAACCAGCGAGTCAGGACTGCTCAGTTCGGCGATGGCTACAAGCAAGTCGCTGGTGATGGAATCAACCCTGAAACGCAGTCATGGCCGCTGACTTTTCAGGGTTTGGAAAAAGACATGATGCCCATCCTGGCATTTGTTCGCAGGCATACCACCAAGTCTTGCCAGTGGACTGCACCTTATGGCGTTATTGGACTGTGGCGTGTCACTGCTGACTCCATCAAGGCCGTACCGGTTGGCGGTAATGTTATGTCTGTTTCTTTCACTTTCGAGCAATCTTTCAAGCCTTAATATCGAGTAACCCAATATGGCAATTAATACTGACTTGCAACGACTGGAGCCGGGTAACCGCGTTCGCCTGTATGAAGTTGATGGTTCTAAGTTTGATGGGCCATTGTTGCGTTTCCATGCCGATACATTACCTCATACCTCAGAAGAGATTGCGGCGGCCGGTGGTGATGAAACCAAGTTACCAGCTAAATCTATCTGGTGGCAGGGGGAAGAGTATTCAGCATGGCCGGTACATGTTGAAGGCATTGAGATGTCCAGTGATGGACAGAGTGCACAGCCAAAGTTATCGGTGGCAAATCTTGACGGGAGCATCACTGCTTTGTGCTTGGCCTTTGATGACATGGTTCAGGCCAAAGTCATTGTTCACGACACATTCAAACACTATTTGGATGCTGTTAATTTCCCTGATGGCAATCCTGATGCTGACCAAGAACAAGAGAAAGTGCAGGTTTACTATATCGATAGTAAATCGACAGAAACCAATGAAACTGTTGAGTTCGCTCTTTCCAGCCCTGCGGATTTGCAGGGATTGCTTATCCCCTCGCGACAAATTCATTCACTCTGCACCTGGTGTATGCGCGGTGATTATCGCTCTGGCAATGGCTGCGATTATGCCGGAGCGCTTTATTTCGACGTGAAAGGCAATCCGACAGATGACCCGAGCAAAGATAAGTGCTCAGGTCTGTTGGTCGATTGCAAAAAGCGATTTGGTGCTGACAACTCGCTGCCGTTTGGTGGTTTCCCTGGTTCAGCTCTAATCAAGAGGTAGTCATGAGAGACAAAACGATTAAAGCGATATTGGCTCACGCCGAAGCAGAATACCCGAAAGAGTGCTGCGGGGTTGTGGCGCAGAAGTCGCGAGTGGAAAAGTATTTTCCTTGTATTAATCTGGCTACAAACCCAATCGAACAGTTTCATCTCGACCCTGAGGGGTATATAGCGGCAGAAGATTGGGGGACCATCACAGCAATTGTACACAGTCACCCAGATGCCACTACTCAGCCATCCGAGTTGGACATGGCCCAATGCGATAATAACGAACTACCCTGGCACATTGTGAGCTGGCCCGAGGGGGATTTACGAACTATCCAGCCGCGCGGGGACCTTCCGCTAATTGGTCGTCAGTTCGTCCTAGGCCATACAGATTGCTGGGGCTTGATAATGTCCTACTTCAAGCAAACGCATGGCATTGAGTTGAACGACTATCGTGTTGACCGGCATTGGTGGGAGTCCGGCACGGAAAACTTCTATATGGATAACTGGTATGAATGCGGTTTCCGTGAGTTCAGTGGATCAGCGCAACCAGGCGACCTGATCATCATGCAAGTTTCAGCAGCTGTGGCGAATCATGCGGGGATTTTGCTGGGCGATGGGATGATGCTGCACCATTTATACGGACAGCTTAGCCAACGCGTCCCTTATGGCGGCTACTGGCAGGAAAGGACGGTTAAGGTGGTGAGATTTAAACTTTAAAATAGCTGTTGAAATACTCAGTTAGCTGATTTGTGAAATTGACATTAGAATGTCTAATGCCTTGAACAAGGAGCATTAGATGCTTTATGAAGAGTGCGATCTTACTTTTAGAACAACCAGCATATATATCCATCCTAGATAAACCTGATGAAGGGTGTATGGCTTATACCTATCTCTGCCTAATTGAGTGGCCTGATGGAGTTAAAAGGCAATCTTACGTTAAGATGTTTTCTATGAATGAAGGGATTGGTGTATTTAACGAAATCCTCGGATACATTCTAAGTAAGGCTGAAGAGCTACCAGTTGCTGAATATGCGGGTGTGCTAATTATTCCCGATGGATTAAAGGCCACTGTGGATGTGGCAGTTGCACCACTCGCGTTTGTGACGTCTAAAGTTAATGGAAACTCTCCTGCTAGTTATTATAATGTTGGCGATGCTATTAGGTTTAATGCGTTGTTCAAAGTATTAGATAATTGGGATAAATTGTCTCACACAATCGCATTCGACGAGTGGGTTGCTAATCAAGACCGTAACTTAGGTAATATGATAATTGACTCACATAATAATGTTACTCTGATTGATCACAGTAACTTACCAGTTGGCTTAGTCTGGGGAGAACAGGACTTGCAAGTAGGCATTAACCCTAGGAACGTCCTATATGATGTTTTCCGCCAAAATCCGTCATTGCCACAAAAAACAGATATTTTGGGTGGGTGCAAGTCACAGTCAATGTCTTTCTCAAAAGCAAAAGATGAAGTTTCATATTGGTGCGATCAGCTATTGCCACCCGAGCTTAAATCAAGCCTAATGCCATTCATTGAGCAAAGGGCTAATTTTTCACGTGATAGGTTAATAAAAAGGCTGGGGCTACTGCCAGGTGTTGCATGATAAATTTTGATTCATTCCTTTCCCGTAATGCCAATAAACCAAAGGTATGTGGTGATTGGTATACTGTTCAATGGTGTCCTGACTTGGCAACAGCGGAACGTCTAAACATAGGTGTTTGTTTTGTCGATAGTTATGGGAAGTCTTTTGTTCAGACCTTAGAGTCATATGAGCGTATAAAATGCCTATATAGCTCAGGAATGGAGCATCATCTTAGATTGGCCTGTACTTTAGTTGAAGAAGCAATTCATACAGGGATTTCTGTCTATGATATTCCATTTAGTAACATATCCATAAAAGCCAATGGATATGCGCAAGGAAAATCAGTTGATGACCTACTAGCTTCTCTTTTTAGTAATGTAGTTCCACTTTCCCGTAAGGTTATTAAAAAAAGAGAGCGGACGTTTAATCATACCAGCAGGGAACGCTTGTATAACATTATGGACGGTTGGCTCAAAGATCATCTTGAATATGAAGAGTATTTCAACATGGTTTCTATACATCCGACTAAAAGCGTATATCTGGGTAATTCGAACCAAAATATTTTCCTCCCATATCAATCAGATCGTTCGATTGCAACTATTGCTTCTGCTTCCTATGCTGATGCGACACTAGCGAAATGTCATTTATATGATGCACAAAGAGATTTATCTCTGGCGCTTAGTAATTTTAGAGATCTATCTGACGCGTCAATATTCATACTGTCCCCCGATGGTGAATTAAATGCACAGCGACGGGATGAAGTTGATAATGAAATAGATAAATTTTGTTGGTACTTGAAGACGCTTAATGTTCAAACTGAAGTGGATAGTTCGCCTGAGTCTCTTTCAGAGAAAGCGGCATATTGGTATCGGAAAAAAGCAGCATAGATATACAACCCGACCAGATCCGGCGGGTTTTTGCATTATAGCCCACTCAGGTGGGCTTTCTGTTATGCGTTAGGCAAAGTCGGCCACTTTCTGAAAGCGAAGAAGTATAGTGTTATGTAGTGGATAACCGGAATGGACAACAAGATAGCCATAGGCCACCCAAACCCAGCTTTTCTTGCCATTCGGTAGCAAGGGAAGAACGTGATTACCCATATGACTATAAATAGTGATTTATTTGACTCGCCCATCTTTCTTGTCCTTAATATTACGTTGAATCCATATAGGTTCTTTCTACCTACTCGGTGAATCGCTTAAATTCTTTATGTGATGAGTGTGGCTGACAAAAACCATAATCACTCGCTGTATAACTTTTTCCATTATCATCAATCAATTCACAAGAGCAGCGATAAAACTCCCCCAAAGAGTGACGGAATACTTCAGATTGTGATGGTGTGACTCCACTGAACTGGATGGTTATAGCGGCATTTAGAACCCAATTAGCAGGTAAACATTGTGATTTTAAGAGTGCATACAACTTCGCGGAGTAGTTCCTGGTCACCTTTCCGATCAAATAGGAATCAGAGACTGCCTCAGTTGACAGCAAGCTAAAGGTTATTGCCTCGAGGCTCTGCTTAGTAGCAAGCGATTTCAGTTGCCCAATAGCCCAATAGCCACCGACATCGTTATTTCTACTATTGAATGAGCCAGTCAGTCCACTTGCTATCCCTGCTAATTCTTTCCTACGAGCCATAATAAATCCATTAAAAATAAGTTATCACGCCTTATGTGATGATTTAACGAATGCTTTCTAGCGCGTCCGTGCGCCGGTGGGGCTACTTAGTAAAAAGCATTCATTGGCATGTTAATCATTTCTGGTATGAAAATGCCAAACTTTTTAGCTGTACCACGCACGATCTCTTCTGGAGTATTGCAACCGCCTGTTAAGGTTTCTTCTTGTCCTGTTACCATATCTTTGTAGTTAAGGGTGATTATGTAGCGGAACACCGGAACCATTTTCCTGTCGGTTGTGATCTGGTAGCTTCCCGTTTTACGGATGGACGGCAGGACTTCATTAGTTACCCACTTACGAAAGCGGTAAGGTACAGTTCCATGCTTAACCGCGTCGCGGCAGCGAAGAACAAGTGTGTATAGACCACCTTCGGAAATAACAGCCACAGACTGCATTCCTCCGGGGGTATGCATTGAATGCAGACCCTTTTCATCATCATCAAGTTTGCGAATTGATGTATTATCAAGCTCTATTGCTGAGCAAACATCAGAGGCTACGAACCAAGGCTCCCCGTTGATAATAAGTGTGCGGACTGAGTGATCTTCGAAGTTGAAGTTAGAAGTTGCAGCGGTTTGCGTGCTTGACGCTGATGTTTTTGCTAAAGTAGTCATGTTCGTTTCCTTAGTCGGGGCGGGCAAATTAGAAACCTCAGTCGTTGACGCGGCTGGGGTTTCGTCGTTATGAAGTTTTGCATGTAAGTAGTCTGTTACTTCTTGCTCACCGGAGAATCTCCGATATACCGTATTGCACTGTGAACGCAAATGGCGCTTATAAGAGTTTACTGGCATGTCGATATCTTCCTCAGGCCAGCCAGCTTCAAACCTCTGGTCAAGAGTGATAGGGTTTAAACCCATTAGTTCAGCCCACTCGTTTAAGGTTTTTATTTCACATTTATATTCATAGAAAACAGTGCCAAACATTTTATTTGGATCTTGATCACGACCGTAAAATGCAGATAGAGGCCTGTAGCCAAGCCGTTTTCTTTTTTTATTAGCACAATCTCTGGCGTTATCAGATGGGGTACCTTTAAAAAGATGATCTGGATTACAACAAGCAGGGTTGTCACATTTGTGCAGAACCCACCATGCTGGATCACCTTGCCCTATCGGGCCATAGTAAAGTTCATATGAGACTCTGTGGGTGGCCCATGACTTCCCATGAAACCAAATTTGTCCGTAACCTTCGCAATTCAGTGAGCCACTCCATTCGTGACAGCCAGTGGATGCGTCTATAGTGATGCTACTGTTTAATTTGCGACGCAACCCTACCGTATCTGATAGTTGTGATATTGACTTTCTAACCTTCATATCTATCACCATTAGTATTTAAGTGTCATGAAGTATCATGTATAATGGATGTTATGGCGTATCATTAACCGTGTCAATACACTTCAATACTAATTATGACTAAATATGATGGTATAGCAGAGAGAATGATAGAGAGAAGGGCTGAACTTGGCTGGACGCAAGAGCAGCTCTCAAAAGAGTCTGGCGTTGCCGCTGCGCAAATTTCACGCTATGAGGCAGGCATAAATACGCCGAGAGCAAATGTGATTGCCAAGCTTGCAAAAGGAATGATGATTCCATTCTCTTGGCTGGCTTATGGAGACCCGAAAGATTTCATTCAAGAGCCTTTGCCTGCTGGAGAAACCGAATATCATATTCACCTTCCGGCAGATATTGCGGAGATGATAGATGCTAAAGCTAAAGAGGCTGGCATAGAGCCGCATGAAATGGCTAGGAGAATCTTATTACTCTATAAAGAGCAATATGAAGGCGAAAGTGACAATTAACCAACCCACTTAACTGTGGGTTTTTGCGTTGTTTTGCAGCGGCCCCCTGATATGATGTTTCCACTTGTAAATGGTGGGGATAGGAAATGGAAGAAGATGCACTACTGAACAGCGCTATTGAGTTGGTCGTTAACTCCAAAAGAGTTTCTGTTTCTGGAATTCAGCGCCATTTCAGAATTGGTTACAATAGAGCGGCAGTGATTATTGACGCGCTAGAAAGACTAAATATAGTTTCTCCTATAGGGAGCGCTGGGAGTCGAGAGATTTTATGCGGGTCGATTGATGACGCGATGCATCGAAAGGCGAACCCGCCAGCCGTTCAGAGCAGTGAGGAGGTTAGCGAAGAAAAGCCTAAATCTGTTCCTGATAACATAAGGCTGAGCGCAATAACTACAAGGCGAATAGTTATTTGGCTAGACCAGATAAAAGAGAAAACAGATGAAAGTGATCCAGTGTATATCGTCAGGTCATTTTCTCCATTTGAGTTTTTAGCCGAAAAACAAAAGAAGGACAAGGATTTAGCGTTTGAACCAAATGGCGACATCATTGTTGGCTATAGATTCTGCGCAACCATGCAATTTAGAACTCCAGTTAATATCCTCAAACAGCATGGGCGTATAGATAAAAAAGCATCATGGAAAATACCCAAAATAGCGAGAGAAGAATGGCAGGGGATATGGATAGCAGAAACAACAAATTGGAGAGATATTGGTATAGATATAGATGAAATGCCCATGGGTACAATGGCTTCTGAACTAGGCCAGATACCTTCAGATGGCGGCGATTTTCTTCGATTCATGCTTTTTGTTAAACAAATTCAATCCGAAGAGATAACCCATGACCAAAAGAAAAGATGGTTACAAATCGGATATCAAATGATTGGTCAAGATGGTGAGCCTTTCTGTAAGTTCATGGATCACTACGGCAATAATATTGATGAAATTACATCAAGGCTTTTGTATTTATCAAGGAATGGATAATGAAAAAACTAATCATAGCGTTGGCGGTTCTGGTTTTGGCTGGGTGTGCCAATAAGCCATACGAACAAACAACGAATATAATTGAACCAAAGTTCACGACAAAAAAAGCCGATTCAACACAAATAAGAATACACAGAATTTCACAAATATCAGGCTCGGGCCTTGGTGAAGGTTGCCCTCTAGTAGTATCTGTTGATAATACCGAGGCGGCTGGTTTACAACAAAATCAGTATGTAGACTTATTTTTAGATAAAGGAAATCATACCGTTAAAGTTAGGTTCTCCTGTGCATTAACGGGATGGTCGAAGTCTCTAGATATCGTAGCTGATGGCAGCTACCAAGAGTATGAAACTGAAACCGGTATGGCAGGACAGTATCGAATGTGGCGTACTAAATAAACCTATAAATAAACATCATACAAGGTTGCTCAGGCGGCCTTTTTTATTGGAGAAGAAAATGCCAGATATGACACGAGAAGTAATGACAACAATTAAGTTGAGTGGATCTCTTGCTACAAGATTTGGGCGCACACACAAGCGATTAATTAGTAGAACACAAGAGGCATTTAAGGCTTTGTGCGTAACAATACCAGGGTTCGAGCAATACATGATGACTGCAAAACAGAGAGGGCTAACATTCGCAATATTCAAAGGGAAAAAAAACATCGGAAAGGAAGAATTAGACCTTGCTAATGCAGGCAAAGAAATACGTATTATTCCGGTAATTATTGGCAGCAAAAAAGCAGGTGTATTCCAAACTATCCTCGGAGCCGTATTAGTCGTGGTTGGGGCTGTTGTTGGAGTCATGACTAGCTGGACTGGTGTCGGTGGTGCCGTTGGGTTGGGAATGATGAAGGTGGGCGGTGCGTTAATGCTCGGCGGTGTAGTCCAAATGCTTTCCCCCCAAGTAGGCGGCCTTGCATCAAGGCAATCACCGGACAACAAGCCAAGCTATGCATTCGGTGGTCCAGTTAACTCTACGGCTCAGGGTAACCCTGTGGGCGTACTGTATGGCAAGCGTAGAATTGGCGGGGCGGTTATCTCTGCGGGGATATATGCCGAGGATCAAATGTAAGAGTGGTTACTTTAATTAACGCCGAAAGGCAGGAGTGAGTTATGACGCAAGAACAACGAATTGAAGAACTTGAGAAACAGGTGTCAGACATGCAGCAGCAGGTCGCTAACATGCAAGAGGCAATAATTCATTATCAAGATTCTAATCAGGCCAATTTTAACGATATAAATGCGGCCATATCTCAGGCCGCATCAAATATTATTGAGAATGCACTTTTAATGCAGCCTCGGACATCTTGATAGCCATTTCTTTAGATAGTTTTATTTGCTCAGATATGTGAGGGTGGGTATTCGAATTTTCAATATCATCCCAAAGCTTTGTTAAATAGGAATGAAATTCCTTGAGTTGACTTTCATTTGTAGTAGCTAGCAGCGAGCGAATAACTGACTCCAAGGCACTTAACTGCACGACAATACTATTTGGCTTTTCCATTTTTATCCTTATCCCAGAGTAAATCAGCCATTCCTCCGATAGATAACACTCAAGCCGCGCATGGCGAGAGTGGGCTGACCTTACACAATAGAAGATCAGCCGGTAATCGCCATTGAGTTGATCAATAAACACGCCAATGCCCACGAAATGTGGGTTTTTTTATGGGTGAAATATGGCACGTAAATCGATTAAAGGCCGTAAAGGTGGGAGTAGCAACGCGACTACACCTGTGGAATCTCCTGATAGTATTCAATCAACAGCTAAGGCGAAGATACTTCTTGCGCTTGGTGAAGGGGAGTTTGCGGGCGGTTTGGACGGGACTAACATTTATCTTGATGGCACCCCAATTAAAAACCCCGACGGTAGCAGTAATTTCACTGGTGTGAAATGGGAGTATCGAGCTGGCACTCAGGCTCAGGACTATATTCAGGGCATGCCGAATGTTGAGAATGAGATAACAGTTAATACAGAACTGAAATCAGATACGCCATGGGTTCGCTCTGTCACCAATACGCAATTGTCTGCTGTTCGGGTTCGCTTTGGCTGGCCATCATTACAGCGCCAGGCTGATAACGGTGATGTCGGCGGTTACCGTATTGAATATGCGATTGATGTTTCTACCGATGGTGGAGCATATTCGACACTGCTCAATACTGCGATAGATGGTAAAACGACAACGCTTTACGAGCGCTCGCATCGAATCAATTTACCTAAAGCCACAACTGGCTGGCAGATCCGCTCGCGGCGCATCACGGCGAACGCTAACTCTGGTCGTATTGCAGATAGAATGAACACAGAGGCTATTTCTGAAGTCATTGATGCCAAGTTGCGCTATCCGAATACTGCACTTCTTTATATCGAATTTGACGCGACTCAATTCCAGAATATACCCGCAATTTCTTGCGAGCCAAAGGGTCGAGTAATCCGCGTTCCGACGAATTACGACCCGGACACTCGGAGTTACTCCGGCGTTTGGGATGGTTCATTTAAGTGGGCATATACAAATAACCCTGCTTGGGTATTTTACGACATTGTATTAGCTGAACGATTTGGGCTTGGGCTACGCATAGATTCAACGCAGGTTGATAAGTGGGAACTATACAGAATAGGGCAATATTGTGACCAACTGGTCCCCGATGGGCGCGGTGGTAGCGACACAGAGCCACGCTTTACTTGTGACGTGTATATTCAATCCCAGGCTGAAGCATTCACTGTGTTACGTGATTTGGCTGCTATCTTTCGAGGAATGACGTATTGGGGAAATAATCAGCTTTGTGCCTTGGCTGATATGCCACGTGATGTTGATTATATTTTCACGCGAGCCAACGTTATTGATGGTCGTTTCACCTATGGCGGTGGCTCTGAGAAGAAACGTTACACAACAGCCATGGTTAGCTGGAGCGACCCCTCAAATAATTTTCAGGATGCAATAGAGGCGGTGTCAGATAATGATTTGGTTCGTCGCTACGGCATCAACCAGATAGATATGACGGCGATCGGCTGTATCAGGCAGACGGAAGCCAACCGGCGAGGCCGCTGGGCATTATTGACCAACAGCAAAGACCGGATAGTAAACTTCAATGTGGGGCTGGATGGTGCAATTCCTTTACCCGGTCACATTATTGGCATTGCAGATGAAATGCTATCTGGTAGAAAAACGGGCGGTCGTATTAGTGCCGTTTCTGGTCGAAACATTACCTTGGATCGCATTGCTGATGTGAATGCTGGGGACAGGTTGCTTGTTAACTTACCGAGCGGGGTATCTCAAGCTCGCACTGTTCAATCAGTTAATGAAGAAGTAGTTACCGTCAGCGTGGCATACAGCGAAACGCCAGTTGCTGAGAGTATTTGGTCTGTCGATGTAGATGATTTAGCCATTCAGCAATATCGGGTTACCGGTATCTCTGACAACGATGACAACACGTACAGTATCTCGGGTGTTCAGCACGACCCCGATAAATATGAGCGAATAGATACGGGTGCTCGCATTGATGAGCGGCCCATCAGCGTAATCCCACCGGGTGTTCAGCCGCCACCAACGAATGTGGTAATCGCTAGCTTCTCCGCGCTCTCACAAGGGCTCGCAGTAACTACCTTACGTGTTACATGGGAGCCAGCAGCCAGTGCAATAGCATACGAGGCAGAGTGGCGACGTGATAACGGGAATTGGATATCAGCACCACGGACATCGGCACAAGGCTTTCAAGTCGAGGGGATATACGCCGGGCAATATCAGGCTCGCGTTCGCGCTATTAACCCCTCGGATATATCCAGTATCTGGGCTAATGCACAAGAAACCACATTAAACGGTAAAGAGGGCAACCCTCCAATACCAGTTGGTTTCGCAGCCACCGGCATTCTCTTCGGTATCACCCTGAACTGGGGTTATCCAGAAGGGGCAGAAGATGCGCTAAAAACCGAGATTGAATATAGCTTGTCTGCTGATGGCACTGATGCCTTATTGTTGAGTGATGTACCACATCCGCAACGAAACTACACCATGCAGGGATTAAGGGCGGGGCAAGTGTTCTGGTTCCGTGCACGGATCGTGGATAAATCCGGTAATCAGTCGCCGTGGATAGATTGGGTTCGTGGCATGTCGAGCACAGACACAAGCGCTATTCTCGAAGCGATTGGCGATGATTTCATTAATAATACCGTGGCGGGTCAGCAACTGCTTAATGATGACTTCATGAATGCGGAAGGTATTCTTGAAAATGCTGTCGCTAATAATGCTGGTATCGTGCAGCAATGGGCGCAATACGGGGAGAATAAGGCCGGTGTTATCCACTTAACCACCACCGTGGCTGATGCTGAACGGGCATTCGCTGAGTTTGAAACACTTGTTACATCGACATTTGAGGACCAGACCGCTGCAATTGACCAGAAGATGACGGCCGTTGTTGATGCTGATGGTGCTAGTGCAACTTACAGCTTGAGAGCGGGACTAAATTATAACGGTCAATTTGTCAGTGCGGGCATGGTAATCGGTGCTGAGTTTATTAATGGTGTTGCTAAATCCTCAATTGGCTTTACTGCCGATCAATTTATATTGCTCTCGGGTCCAGCGGGTAATTTATTTTCGCCTTTTGCAGTGGTAAATGGTCAAGTGTTCATGAATGACGCATTTATCGCAAAGGCGTCAATTGGACGAGGGAAAATAACAGATACCCTTGAATCAGATAATTACGTTCAAGGACTGTCTGGTCTAAAGCTTGATTTTAAAAATGGCAATGCTGAATTTAATAGTGTAAATCTCAGGGGGAATATAACTATGGATAATACGATTAATGGGATTCGTACTATATTAGATTATCGCGGACAAAGAACATATCACGCTAACGGGCAACCGGCATTAATAGCAGGTTACTTCTAATGGCTGAACCTATTTTATATGTATCACCCAGTGATGGGGGAAAAGGCGTATATATGACCTCAGGCATGCGAATGCTATCCTATCTTGGATATTACGATAACACTGTAAAAGACGGAGATACGACTAGATACCAAGATATTCCCAACTACAGGGGCGGGGAAATATGCATTGTGCCTACTGATTTCGGGGGGGTATTAAGCCCGTCAGGGTCATCAACTTCTTTTGGGTGGTGGGTAACCGGCTATTACATGTCAGGTACGCGATTGCATCTTTCATTAAACACATCTCCCATGGGATGGACTAAATTTTCAGCATTTGAGGTATTACCACCACAGGCGTTTGGGAGCTATGGGCTTTACCTGCAAAATTCGACGAATGTCATGGCAATAACAGACAGTTCAGCGTTGGGTTTTTGCACATGGCGGGGGAATGTAACAATAAGCGGGTCGTGGACAGTGCCTGGAGACGTAATAGCGCGCGGCAATGCTATGGTTTTTGCGAATTGGACAGACCCTAATGTTTCTTTATATTATGATTCAGTAAATAAAGTAATAAATTGCTATCAAATAAACTCTACTGGCACAACGAGTAGTGGCTCAGTAAATGCCAATATTTGTGTATTCACCAGTGGTTTCTTCCCTCAACAACCCGACCCAGGAACTGCGGGATTAGCTATTTTCAACGTGAATGGGCAGTGCACATATTCGTCACGGTATGCGCCCATGATACTTGCTGGTTTTACATCACTGAGCAATCAAGCAAACGCGTGGGTAGACACCGGAATAGCTCGCCCAATGATACCGCTGCCCAGCGCTGGCGGACTTCCTGCGGGCAATGTGCAGAGTGGAAATTACAGAGCGTGGTACAGGTCCGCAATGAGGATGTCTGGTTCAAGCATAACCGCTGGCTCTGGGGCGTATGTAAACAGCTCCAATACAATTGATGCGCCCAGCGGAATATGCCCTATAAGGCTGCCGATTTTAGACACCAATTCTTACTTTTAAACTGATTTAGGAAAATATTATGGCTTGGTACAGGTCAGGTACAGTCACGTCAGTAGCTGGGACAAATGTGATTACGGGTACAAGTACTCAATGGAATAATCCAATATTTGGCATTGCTTCGGGACAAATGATTTTTGTTCCCGGTGCGGGTCAGGTTGTTATATATGAAATACTGGCAGTAGATAGTGATACTAAAATAAGAGTAACCAAAAATATAGCATTAGCAATTACCAACTCTGAATACGCAATTGTCACGACCGTATCAAATTCAATGTCAGATTTAGCGCGTCGTACTGCCGTGCAACTGGCGCTATATCAAGGCTTGCTTGAGGATTGGCAGCTAATAACTACCGGAACGGGTAATGTGAGTATTATTGCGCCAGATGGTTCAACTGTTGTTATTCCTTCATTGGCTCAAATATCACAAGATGTAAGTAATAAAGTTAGCCAACAGCAACTTACCGATGGACTTGCCACTAAAGTTAACCAACAGCAATTATCTGCGATTGGTATTGGTTTGCCTAACATGTCCGATATTGCCAATTTCGATTGGCAAAACTTTGTATTCACGGCAGGTGCTAATTACGTCACTACCTATAACACATGGATAAACCCGCCAACCGGTGTGACTTACAATGCTGGCACTCGCGTAAGCATTCGAGTGATTTATATTTCTAATATCGCTGCTGGGCCTAGAATGGGATTAGAAATAACGCCAGATACAAACTCATCAGCTAACTTTAAAGTTTATAAACTGCTGTGTGTGGGTGCAGCAGGTTCAAGGGTATTTACTTTTAATCAAGATTGGAACTCAGCAAACCCCATCCCAATCACAGGCGGCGGTACAGGAGCCAACACCGCACCATTGGCAAGATCCGGTTTGGGTTTGGGTTCTGCCGCGGTAGCATCCCTTGGGTCATCTATAGGAAATGTTCTTCCAATTGGCACTGCATATAACACCACCACGGCAGGCGTTGCTGCCAGATATGTTAGCAGTCAAGTCCCGCACCTATCGGCGGCGACGAGCCCCGCAACACAAAAACCTTCACTTGGAATAACGAACGATAACAACGCCGCCGCCGGGGCGTACATAGGGTTCGAAAGGGAGGGCGCCTTTGCCGCGTATTTTGGTTTAAGTACAAGTAATAGGCTTGCATGGGGGGGGTGGTCGCTCGGCGGAGTTCAGTATGATTTGATAACTCAGCAGAATTCAACGGTGGACTCAAACGGATTCCTAAAATCAGCCTCGCCAGTAGTGAAGTTATACGGGGATGGTAGATCTAAAACAAATTCCGAGTCTGAAGGTGCAACATCAGAACGCATTGGTGAAGGTATCTATAAAATATCAGGTGTACTCGGGTTTCATTCGGATGAAAGCTGGGGTGGTCCAGATGGTGGTATTGAAATACCGCTGGATAAAAACAAGCAGGCATTAATCTGGGTAGATTATAAAGTGACTTCTGACGGTGATTTGCTGATTAAAACCTACCACCGAACACACCCATTATCACCTGAGTTTGCCAGAAATATTATCGATGGCTATGAGGATGGGCAGCCAATTGATATTCCTGCGGGACGCTTTATTGATCTGCGTGTTCAGATGCCTGAAGTTGAAGTGACGGAGCTACCGTTAACTGAAATGTAAAACACAAAACCGGGCTTAATGGCCCGAACGATTCATTTGCGCGGGAGTTGGCAGGGATGCCTAATAAAGAAAACATTCTAAGTAGATAAACCAATAATGAGAATGTTAGTATGACCTGTCCGTTATAGCGTCACACCATACGTACAAAACGAGTTGTGTACATATGAGTGTACATATCAGGCAAAGTAAAGCCGGATAGCGCGTATAACATAATGATTTTAAATAGTATTATACTTTTGCATGTGATCTGTCGTGTGGGTCACCACTGTAGATAAGGAATTAGAATGCCCGTTATTACCCTTCCTGACGGCAGTCAGCGTCATTTCGATCACGCCGTTTCTGCTCTTGATGTTGCCTTAGATATCGGCCCAGGTTTAGCAAAAGCGTGTATTGCTGGCCGAGTTAACGGCGAACTGGTAGATGCCAGTGACCTGATCGAATCTGATGCCCAATTGGCTATTATCACCACCAAAGATGCTGAAGGTCTGGAGATTCTCCGCCATTCTTGTGCACACTTGTTGGGGCACGCAATCAAGCAACTTTGGCCTGATACTAAAATGGCTATCGGGCCGGTTATCGACAACGGTTTCTATTACGATGTTGATATCGACCGCACCTTGACGCAGGAAGACTTGGATCTGCTTGAAAAGCGGATGCATGAACTTGCCGATAAAGATTACGACGTAATCAAGAAGAAAGTCAGTTGGCAAGAAGCCCGTGACACTTTTGCTGCTCGTGGTGAAGATTATAAGGTGGCAATTCTTGATGAGAATATTAGCCACGATGATCGCCCTGGTTTGTATCACCATGAAGAATACGTTGATATGTGCCGTGGCCCGCACGTACCGAATATGCGTTTCTGCCATCATTTCAAATTGCAGAAAACGTCCGGTGCTTATTGGCGTGGCGACAGTAAAAATAAAATGCTGCAACGCATTTACGGCACGGCTTGGGGTGATAAGAAGCAACTAAATGCTTATCTGCAACGTCTGGAAGAAGCGGCCAAACGCGACCATCGTAAGATTGGTAAGCAATTGGACCTTTACCACATGCAGGAAGAAGCACCGGGTATGGTGTTCTGGCATAACGACGGTTGGACTATCTTCCGTGAACTGGAAACTTTTGTGCGTACCAAGCTCAAAGAGTACCAGTATCAGGAAGTGAAAGGGCCGTTTATGATGGACCGTGTACTGTGGGAAAAAACCGGGCATTGGGAAAACTATGCTGAGCATATGTTCACCACATCGTCTGAGAACCGCGAGTACTGCATCAAGCCAATGAACTGCCCAGGGCACGTACAGATTTTCAACCAAGGGTTGAAATCATACCGTGACTTGCCATTGCGTATGGCTGAGTTCGGTAGCTGCCACCGTAATGAGCCTTCAGGCGCACTGCATGGTTTAATGCGCGTCCGTGGTTTCACTCAGGATGACGCACACATTTTCTGTACTGAAGAGCAGGTTCGCGATGAAGTGAATAGCTGCATCAAGATGGTGTACGACATGTACAGCACCTTCGGCTTCGAGAAAATTGTGGTTAAGCTGTCAACTCGCCCTGAAAAACGGATTGGTAGTGATGATTTATGGACCCGTGCCGAAGATGATTTGGCCGCTGCACTGACTGAAAACGATATTCCGTTTGAGTATCAGCCGGGTGAAGGGGCGTTCTACGGTCCGAAAATTGAGTTTACCTTACATGATTGTTTGGATCGCGCGTGGCAGTGTGGTACCGTACAGCTCGATTTCTCATTACCGGGCCGCTTAAGTGCGTCTTACATCGGCGAAAATAACGATCGTCAGGTGCCAGTAATGATTCACCGGGCTATTTTGGGGTCAATGGAGCGCTTCATCGGTATTTTAACCGAAGAATATGCAGGCTTCTTCCCTACATGGTTAGCTCCGGTACAAGTCGTGGTGATGAATATCACCGATAGTCAGTCTGATTATGTCCAACAAGTGACCAAAAAACTGCAAGATGCAGGGATTAGGGCAAAAGCGGACTTGAGAAATGAGAAGATTGGCTTTAAAATTCGTGAACATACGTTGCGTCGGGTTCCATATATGTTGGTCTGTGGCGATAAAGAGGTCGAATCAGGCAAAATTGCCGTTCGTACCCGCCGTGGTAAAGACTTGGGAAGCTTGGACGTCAACGTGGTCGTAGACCAGCTGCTAACAGAAATTCGCAGCCGTAGTCTTCATCAACTGGAGGAATAA